GGGGTTCAGAACGGGTCGGGGCATCAGAGTCAAAGGGGCCGCCGTCGTGAAGATCCGGCGAGCCGCGTGGAGAATCTGAATTCTAGCGCAGCGTCCGCGCACGGATTTCCAGAGCCTTTCCGATAGGCGACGCCGCGCGGGCAGAGCGAAGCGCAATGAAGCCAATTCTTACATGGCTATTGCGCTGGCCGTCTGGCTAGTCTATAATCTTTTCTTCGACGGACGCGGGGTGGAGCAGTCTGGCAGCTCGTCGGGCTCATAACCCGAAGGTCGTAGGTTCAAATCCTACCCCCGCAACCACAATTCGAGACTGATTTCCGGCAGCACAGACGAGCAACTGTTCGGAAACGTCTTCATAGGACGCGAAGTAACCACCGTCCCTCTTCTGTATCTCTATCGGTCCCATCAGCGTCGCAATTATTTGCCGCGCTTCATCGACGGATTCCCCCGATAACGCTTCCCTGAGTTCTGTTGTTCGTGCCTTTGCGCGTTGAGCAATTTCCGCGAACTGTTCGCTGTTGACCTTCGTTCGCGTCAAAGCCTGGGTAAGCGCCTCACGCTCGCCTTCCGCTTTTTTCAGCCGTTCCATCAAGGCCACTGAAACGCCTATTTCTGCCAGCGCCTGCGTCAGATTTTCAATCTGCCGGTCGAGCGTGCTTACCTTCGCTCGAATCTCCCTGGCCGATCCGGCCGCATCGTCCTGTTCGTTCGCGAAGTATCGGCGCACGGCCGAATCAATACCCGCCTGGGCGTCGTCGGACAGCAGTTCATCGCGCAGAATATTGAGCAATCGTTCGTCGGTTTCAGAGCGGTAAATGTTCACTCCGCTACACGCTTGCAGGCCGCGTTCCTTTCGGGTCACGCAACCGTAGTAACGCTGATTGATTGACACCATTGCCCCGCCGCACTCAGGGCAGCGCAGCAATCCACCGAAGAGGCTACGCGGCGCACGGCCAGCCCCCGACGTTCCGGCGTTCAGGCGATCCGCGCCCATGCGCGTGCGCACTGAGTGCCAGAGGTCATCGCTGACGATGCGGTAGTGGTCGCGGCGTTCGGTTTTCCATTCGCTTTCCGGCCGGTCCTGACGTACGCGCGCGCCCGTGTCAGGGTCCTTTATCCACTGCGAGCGGTTCCAGATATAGATACCGATGTAGGCCGAGTTATTGAGAATGCCGGAACCCTTGCGCGGTGAGCCGTACAGCGCCGAACGCATCCAGGTTGTGTTGCGCGGCGACGGCACACCGAGGCGGTTGAGTTCGTCGCATATCCTGAAGGTGGACCAGCCCGCCGCGAACTTCTCGAAGATGAACCGCACCCACTTCGCCTGTTCGTCGTTGACGCGGTAATCGCTGCCATGCTCGCCTTTAACGAGGTCGTAGCCGTAGCTTTTGCCACCGGCGACGAACCCGCGATCAACCTGGCCGGTCTGCCCGCGCAGCGTCTTGCAGCGAAGATCATCAATATAGAGTTCGTTGACAAGGCCGCGAACCGTCCGCTGCACCTTGCGGCTGCCTGATGTCGAATCGTAGCCATCGGACACGCCGAGCACGCGGATACCGCGAAACTCAAGCCGACGCAAAATTGTTTCCTGCTCGACCTGATCGCGCGACAGGCGGTCCAGCGCTTCGACGACCAGTACATCGAACCGGCCCGCCATCGCGTCGGCCATCAGCTGCTTGCCGCCAGGGCGTGATTCGACACGCGTCCCACCTGAGATACCTTCGTCCGAATGACGGGCAACAATTTCGCACTCAGCCAGCGTCGCGACGCGACGCGCACATACGTTTATTTGGTCCGTGACCGATGTTTCTTTCTGTTTGTCCGTTGAGAAGCGGGCATAGATTGCCACTCGCATTTCGATTCGTTCTCCGTGTTGTTCGCCGCTCGGGAACCCCGTACCATGTCGCGCGCTACGCTGCGCGCGAGAAGATTTATCAGGGCTTGCCATGCTTCAGGATGCTTGTCCCGCAACAATTTTAGCCTCCACATTCGTTGTAGGCTTTCAGCGCATTCCGAATCTGAGCGCTGGCCGGTTCATTCCTGGTCGTCGTCGATGCCGTTCGGATCAGGCACGTTCATCGTTCCAAGCGTGTGCAGCCGGCGGAGGAAATAGACCGTGTGCGCTGTCGTCGCTTCATCGTCCGGGTAGATGTGGATGTGCCACACGAACGAACAGGTGCCCCCGTCCTTCGGCTGAAAACGAACGCGATCCAGGCGCGCGTCCACGAAGCGCAAACCGCCCAGGCCGTCGCGATCTTCGTCACGCAGCGCGAGCTTTACGCCAGCGAATTTGCCCGCCCAATGCAGCGTGCCAAGCTGTGGGTTTCGCAGTACCGGCGTACTGTCCGGGTCAACGATATCGGCTTGCCGATCCGCCTCATATAGCGAACCGCGCAGCGTCGGCGACATATCATCGAGCGCAGTATTCGGCAGGTCCGCCTTGATGGTCAGGTCGAGCGCAAGCCTTTCCTCTTCGCCGTGAAATTCCACGCGCGTGTTGATGTGTTCAAGCCTGACAGGATGATTTTCAAAGTGCATCATTGCTCACTCTCCATCCTGTGGCGTTTCGCTAGATAGAACTCTTCCAGCTCTTCGCGCTGGCCTTCGTCCGGCACGGTGCGTATCAGGTCGGCGGCAACATCGAGCGCGTCGAGCGTTTCCGCTTGTTCCAGCGCGTCCATGACCTGGGCGAACGTCATTGCTGCCACTTCGCCGCCGCGATCACGTTTCGAGCCTGCGTCAGCAGGATCGTCCTGCGCGGCTTGCGCGTGCGCCGCTGCGCGTTCGGCGCTCAGCTTGTCGCTGTATGCCGTGCGCGCGATTTCCTTTTCCTGATCGGTGCGCAACTTCGTTGCAAGTTCGCCAGCCACCGTCATTTCGCCGGTGTTCGTTGCTTCCGCAATGGCCTTCAGAACCTCGTCAAGCGTCGGCGCTGCATTGCGTGTAGTCGCGTTCTTCTTGATGCGCTCCTTGACGCTGCTTGTGCGCGACGATCCATGCGCCGCGGATTCCCGTCTGACTTCTTCGGCTGGCCCCATGTCGCGCATGCCGTTGTCGACCACGTCGAGTTCGTCGGGCGTGCGGACACCAAAGACAATTTCGGACGCGTGAAGCCGGGACCAGCGTTTACCGGACAGGTAGGCAATCTGCTGCTTCGGGTCATCCGCCCATAACGTCGAGTTGCGCACGCGCGCCTGCTTCATCAGGATCGTCAGCACGCGCGGTTCGCGCTCGCCCCTGAGCGTCGCAAAGCAACGCACGCCAACGCCTGCTTCGTCTTCGATATTCCATGCTGGCACGCGGTATCGGACAGGCTCGCCGTGTTCGTTTTTCTTCGTCTTCGACTCGCGTTCAACGAACTGCCCGACGATCTTTTCCCAATCGCCAAACCAGTCCCAGTTGATGCGATCCACCAGCAGGCCGGATGTATTGACGGCGGCGATGATGAGTTGCGCCTCGTAGCCGATCTGGTTGTTGACGAAATGCGTTTTCGCTGCGACGGCGAACGGATTCATACCCCATTGCAGCGCCTGAATCGTCACGGCTGCGCAATTGCCCGGCTTACCGCGATATGGTTCGGGAACGGTGACGCCAGCCGTCGCCATCAGGTTCGAGAAGCGCTCGATGTAGCCAAGCATGTCGGGGTTCAATTCGAACCGTTTCAGGGTGCGCGGTTCCTCTTCCACTGTTGCGATCATTCGGCAATCTCCTTTCCTTCCTTCGGTTTGCTGTAGGTCAGCGTCGTGTAATTGCACGCCTCAACGCTGTACGCGGGACGGTGGACGATCTTGCGTTTGTACGCGCCACCATTGGGAAGCCGGCCAATTGCGGCCTCCCGCATCGCATGCAGGATATGGGCGCGTGCGCCGTCGCTAACGGCCTGATACGACTTCACCTGTTCATCGGCTTCGATGCGTACGTTGTGCCAGTCCATCAGCGCCGCATCGAGCGCGATGGTTTCGCCGGTCGTGCCGGGATAGAGATGCTTCAGGATTTCAACCGCATGCCGGTGCGAGTAGTCGAAAGGCGGCGGCTCGCCGGTTTCCACGAACGTCCAGAACGTCATTTCCTGGCCGATCAGCAGTTCCGAAAATTCCGGGTCGCGCTCTATCGTGTAGGTGACAAGACGGTTGCCACCGACAACCGCGCCCAGGTGCCAGGCGTCGTAGTTCAGTACCGTCAGATAGTGATGGCACTGGCACAGGTATTCGACCGGAACCTGATCCGAACCCTGTTCGCCCCACTCGCCGGAGAAGCGGAAGAAATCCGCATTGACGTTCTTCGCTTCGAAGCCTTCGCGCCGACCTTCAACGAGCCGGTCTACGGACGCAGCCATGAACTGGTACTTCGGGTGTCGGATGATCTGATTGCGACGGCGCAGACGCACACCCGTGCGATGCGCAAACATATCGGCCGCGATGGCTTCCATCGCCCGGCCGAAGCGGGTTGTTTCGTTGTCTTCGCGCTCGCCTGTTGTCTGCCCGGTCTTGTCCAGCCACAACTCATAGGCTGTCTGATAGCGCGACTGTCCGATAGCGGCGGCGGCGTCGCTGCCGCCGATGCCCTTGCGGCGCTCCGCAAGCCAGTCGTCCCTTGCATTCATAGGTCTATTCCCTGAGTGAAAGACCGCGTTGCGTCAGCGCGTCCACAACGGCCTGCACAGAATCCGGGCCAACGTGCGTAATCAGCAACAGGTCGCGCGCACGACGCTCGCACAACTCGCCTATCGACGTGATACCGGCCGCACGAAGCTGGTTGGCGATCCGCACGGACAGGCCAAGCTCCGCAATTGGCTGTCGGGCAGGCAGCGAGAAGTCGTATGCGCTCATTGCTGCGGGTCCGGCAGGACGCGGACGAACACCGTCCATAGACCCGTTTCGATGTCGCGATACTGGCCGGTGATGACCGGCGGCCGGGCCGAGCAGATCGAATCGCGGACAGTCAAGGCATGCGCATAGGCCGCTTCGCTATCTGACGACCGGATAATGTGGTTTTCCCCACCTTCTTCATGCGGCATTGACCAGTGCTCAATAAATCCAGTTGACACAATTCACTCCATGCCGAGAAACATGGATCGAAAGATAGGCGTCGAGCCGGGTTAAGTTCAAGGAAAAATATAAAGCACACTGCCGCATAAAAAATTATCAGTTGCCGCTTCCAGAACGGTCGTTTAATTTTTATTCTCATATCCATCAGCGGCTTGCGCAGCGGGTGTCGAGGATAAATTTACATAATCTGACGATAATGGTTGAAACATCCGGTTTTGCTAAGTGAATGCACCTATCCCCTTGATTTTTTATAAAAAACATCTGTGTACTTCCATGCACTTTCATGCACGATTAATACAAATCAACGTAATTGACTGGGTGCCTTTTTGCGCCTAATTTTTAGTTCGTGAATTCAGCAAAGGAATTCGTCATGCTCACCGCGATAGACGATTTTCCCGGGGTGACGACACCGTAGGATGACGCGATGAATCCAGCCGACCAGGGAGCGCGCCTTACCGGCTCGGACGGCAAGACGTACCCGCGCAGCTACAGGGTCAACCGCGAAGCGATCCGCAAGGCCATCGAAGCCGATCCGACCGCGACCAACACGGCGATAGCCAGGGTGACCAGCGCGTCACGCGATACGGTTATCGACGTGCGCCGGAACATGACCGCCCGCGCCGGGGCGCGGCTCGATGCACGCTACGTCGCAATGTGTACCGCCATTGCGGAATGCCATCGCGTCGATGAAGTGAAAGACCTTCGCGACAGGGCACTCGCGCTCGAAGTCTATGCAAGGCAGGCGAAGAACACCGACGCCGAACGCAAGGCGTGCGCAATCCGCCTTCGCGCCGAACGCCGCGCAGGCGTGCTGCTGAAAGAACTTGCCGAAGCGGAAATGCGGGCGACGCCGAAAGGCAATGTCAATCCGGCGAACGCGTCGCCCAAGGTGTCGCACGATTCGACACCTTCCCGCCCGCAAACGCTTGCCGATCTCGGCGTGACGCGCGATCAGTCTTCGAAGTGGCAGAAGCTGGCCGCGATTCCTGAAGCGCAGTTCGAGGAAGCGTTGCACGACCCCGCCGGGAAGCCCTCAACAGCGGCGCTTGTCCGCGAAATTCGCAACGACGTCGCGGCGACTATCAACCGGATTCCCGAGGACGTGCTCTGGATATGGGGGCGCGTGCGCGACTTCGAAAGCGACGGGTATCTGTCGAAGAATCCCATCGCGATCTATGACGCGATGACGGACGCTATGCAGGCCGAGGTGCGGCGCATCGTGCCGGCAATGACCGCGTTTCTGTGCGCAATGCTGGAAGGGGCAAATCATGACTGATTCCAGAATCGAAGGAAGTTTCGCTCTCCGCGTCCCAAGACGCGCACTCATGCTGGCCGATTATGAGCGCGCGGCGCGCGTCGTACTGCGTGACGCTGAAGCGGTCACACGCTGCATTGGTGGCCGTCTGGCAGAGCTGCGCGAACAGGACGCGCGAGCCCGCGCGTTGCTGGCTGATAGCTCTGGCTTACCGGGCTGCGCGTTTCTGCTGGCACTCGGCGATGCGCTGCAGGATCGGCAACCGTAAGCGCCCGCTCGCAGTGGTCAAAAGCATTTACACACTGAGGCGGACCAATGAAACGTCCCTCGTTCCAGTTCTATCCGGGCGACTGGACTTCGAACGGCAAACTTCGCCGCTGCTCGCACTCGGAAAAAGGAATCTGGATTGACGTGCTGTGCCTGCTACACGACCAGGAGGATTACGGCACGGTTCGCTGGCCGTTGAGGGACATCGCCCAAGCGGTACATTGCACGCTCGCCGCGCTGCGTATGCTGGCCGACAAGCGAATCCTGAAAGGCGGCGACGTGGGTGAACCTGTCGAGCCTTATGTCTACGTTCCCCGTTCGGGACGAAGGGAGGGAACGCCTGTCGTTCTGGTATGCGAACAGACCGGGCCAGTCTGGTATTCCTCGCGGATGGTCAGGGATGAATACGTGCGTACCATTCGCGGCAATTCCTCGCGCTTTGGTGCTGCTGAGGGTGACGCACCAAACCCCGCACCAAAGCCCTCCTTAAGTGACGGCTCTTCATCTTCATCTTCTACTTCATCAAATGCAAAGACAAAAACCGCGCGCGGAGCGCGCTTCGACGCGCACGCGCGTCTTGTGTCGCTCGGTGTGGAACCTCAGATCGCAAGCGACTGGCTGACCCTGCGCAGCGGCAAGCGTCTGAAACCCACGGAAACGGCCATTGCTGGCGTTCTGCGGGAAGCGCAATCGGCTGCCTTGTCGCTAAACGACGCACTGCGAATCTGCTGCACGCGTGGCTGGGGCGGCTTCCAGGCCGAATGGCTGCTGCCTCGCGCTAACGGTGCAACCGGACCGCCGTTCGCGCGGCTCAGCCCGCGCGATGTGCGCGAGGCAGGCGACCGCGAAATGATCGCGGCGCTAACCGGGCGCGATGCGTCGCGCCCGCCAAACGTGTTCGACCTTGCCCCTGAGGACGTGCGCGATGTTCCCGACCGATCAACCTGAAACCCGCGGCGAATGGCTGTTTCGCCAGATGCACGCGATCTATGGCGCGCGCTTCGTGGCGATGTGGCGCGGCGTCGATACCAACGATCTGAAACGCGTCTGGACGCACACGCTTCAGGGTGTGCCAGCCGAAGCGCTACAGGCCGGCATTGTCGCGCTCTGCGATGTGCCGCATCCACCGACGCTGCCCGAATTCCTTGAACTCTGCCGCGCCACGCGCCGACAAGCCGCAGCAAGCAGTCCGCCACGTCTGCCGCAGCCCGACCGGGCGGACCCGGCGAAGGTAGAAGCGTGCCTCGCACGCATGCGGGAAATTCTTGCGCCGCTCGCGAATCGCCGGCCCTCGCCGCAATGGGCCTTTGAGATGTTGCTACGCGGGTGCGCAAAAAACGGCGCACCGCTCACCTATGAAACGAAGCGAATCTCGATTGATGCAGTACTGTCGCCAGCGGGCCGCGCATATCTGGACAACGCGCCTGCAGAGAAACGAGCGCAGTACCGCGCAGTTTTCGATGCCGCGTTCCAATTGCGCGGCAGCGTGCTGCCCTCGCGTGTACCGGGCGAAGACGACGAAGTGCCGCATGAGGCCACGGTGTGAACGCGATTGCCTTCACGATCCTGGGCGAGCCCGCCGGCAAAGCGAACAGCCGCGAAATCGTCTCGCGCCGCTATCGCGATGACGCGAACCGCATCCGTTCGCGCCCGATGTCGATCAAGTCAGACAAGGCGCGCGCCTATGAGCGCTACGCGCTACGGCAGATTCCCCCACTGTGCCGCGTGCAACTGACCGGCCCGGTGCGCGTCACGCTGCGGATCTTCTACGCGTCCGAACGGCCGGACCTCGATGAATCCGTGATTCTCGACGTGCTGCAGAACCGCTATGCAAGGGTGAAGGCCAATGGTGCAAGTGTGCGCGAGTTGGTACAGGCCGGCGTCTACAGGAACGACAGGCAGGTGCGCGAGAAACACGTCTATCACGGTATCGACCGCACCAATCCGCGCACCGAGGTCGTCGTTGAACCGCTTGCAGCACAGCAGTGCGTGCTGTCGTTCGCGCACGCGCTATCGATGGAGGCCATGCCATGAACCTGCGACAGAGAGAGGTCAGAGTGATCCGTTCCGACCAGATGCGCCACCGCGCATTGCACGACGCTGCACGTTTGCGCGAAGCGCTCGCGCTGATTGCCGACCTCGCGGAAGGCACGACGAGCGCGCTAACGCTGCCCGATATCGCGCGGATTGCACGCGCCGCGCTGGTGGGTGCGGAACCAGCGGACCCGCGTCAGCAATCCGGTGCGGTGACACACTGAGTGGGAAAACCATGCACAGATTTCCGGTCGCCGAATGCGCGCCGCTCCTAAGCGTGACCCTCGCCGATCAGGTGCGCGCTGAAGCGATCCGGCGCGGCGGCGAATGGAAGGCGCGGGCTGACGAATGCGCGGCACGTGCGGTCAAGTGGTACGGACGCAGACCATGCAAAGGTGAGGACCTGCGTATCGTGTTTGGCGAAGTGTTCAGGGCTGAGAGGACATAGCCATGCACCGTTGTCCGTGGCCCGGTTGCAGGCAGATCAACCCGCGCAATGCGTGGGGTTGCCGGAGACACTGGTACGCGCTGCCGAACGATCTGAGGGCGTGGATCGGCCGCGCCTACCGTCAGGGAATCGAGCGCGGCGACCATCCTTCGCGCTCGTATCGGGAAGCGCACCGCGCCGCGCTCGAATGGATACGGGAGCAGACCACCGAGGGGCGATCAGCCGCGTATCAAACCTTGCCGGCGGACACCAAATCCTCGCCGCGTCAGGTGCAATCCTCGCCCGGCGACGGTCAATCCTCGCCGCCCCGGTTGCAATCCTCGCCCATCAACGCGGCATCCTCGCCGCCTCGGAAGAAATCTGAGTCTGGCCGAAGTTTGCCTCTGGACAGGCCTGCGCGGTCGCCTTAAGGTGGGTATGCAGTTGTTTGTAATTACCCACTTATTAGATAGGATTCCAGATGAAATCGACGAAGACCACCACGAACCACGCCGCAACGAAAGCACCGGCAACGAAAGCACCGGCAACGAAGGCACCGGCAAAGAAAACGATGGCTGCGAGTGTGGTTGAGCCGAAGGCAAAAACGACGGTGGCGGCGAAGGCGGCTGCCAAAGCTCCGACGACGAAGGTCGCGCCGACGCCCGCCGCCAAGACTCCCGCGACGAAGGCCGCGCCCGCCGTCAAGACGCCCGCAGCGAAGGTCGCGCCGACGCCTGGCGAAAAAACCTCGACAACGTTAGCGCCGACGCCGCCTGCGTCGAGCCAGTCCAGCGGTGCAAAATCTCTTCCTCAGACGGCTGGCGCGGCGCTCGCTGCGCGAATCGCCGACGCGCGCGTGACTGAAGTCAAGCTGGCGAAAGCGATCAGCGTTGCGCCGCGCCGTATCCGCGAGATCATCGAGGGCAAGCGCCGTTTGACGGCTGATACGGCCGTTCGCCTTGCTGTGTTCTTCGGCGACGATCCGATGACCTGGATGGGCTACCAGCTTGCGTACGAAATCGCGCAGGAGACTCAGGAGCTCTCCGGCGTACTCGCGTCGATCGTGCCCCTGGCGCGCGTCGCGCAGACTCCTGTCGTCGCTTCCAGGGGAGCGTGAGATGGCGAGGAAAAAGCCGGCCGGAATCGTTGCAAAGCTGGTCCCTGAGAGTCGTCGCCTGAGGTTTCTCCCGAAAATGCTGGGCAAATTTTTATGGCCGGTTGCAGAGAACCTGGTGTATTCCTGCGCGGCCAAGCTCTCGCCGGAGTATGCGCACGGGGCGTGGAATTTTTACGAACTGTCGAACGGCAGTTTCTATCTTGCACCCCGCGCGCCGGAACGGATGACACTGAGGATAGAGGGCAATCAGTTCGATAGCACCATGAGCGCGGACGCAGCCGGAATCACCATCAGCCTGTTCGTCCTGAACCGGCTGATATGGACGATTCATGAACAGGGCGGTAACTACGATCCGCAGGTCGAGCAGTACTACGCGCTGAGGGAGTACGCGAAACAGCACGCCGAGGGCGGGCTGATTTTGCGGGCTATCGACTAGCGATCTGGCGCACCAGTCCAGGCCCGCCGAGCGCAGGCCTGAGCGTTTCTGACGCTAGCGCGCTGGTGGGTCGGATTGAAATTTCTTGACAACCGGCAAAAACAGTCGAATATACGCAAAGATTAGTAGTCTCCGAACTGCACCCGGAACCCGCCTCGAGCGGGTTTTTTCGTTTTGCGCGTTCAGATTTCTGCACCGCCCCCCATGAAAGACACCTATTGCGGCACAGCAGCGGCGCTGCGTGACGCGCTTTCGCACGCGGTTCTGCGTGGAGGCGCGTCGTCTCTCAAGGCGCTACACCAGTCGGCTCCCGGCGATGACGTACTGACCGGCACGGATGCCACCGCGCAGGCCGCGCGTATCCGTTACCGGCTGGACCGATTGACGGATTTGCAGCGCGCGCTGCTCGTAGTCAGCTACGCACCCCAAAACATAACCTGCGCGTGCCATCGTCCCTGCTGCGCGGGGCACTATCCCAATCCCGAATGGTCGGGCGCGCTCGCTCAGATCGTCGCGCACACTGCGCCGCTCTTCATCGGGCACGTCCCGAATATCCGTTTGCGTTCCGCGCTGGTCGCCAACATCCTCACCCATACCGGCGAGACACAGGTCAGCCTCGCGCAGCGCTGCGGCGTGCACCGGCAGACCGTTGCCGAACATACCGCGATTCTCGGTGCAACACTGAGCGGCACGCGGCAGAAAAGCGGTGAGTTCGACGCAGCGTTCGGGCGCATCGATGCGCTCCTGCGCGAAGCGGGGATCGTACGCGACGAATCCGCATCAGACGTCACGAATGAAGAAACAACCGCCCTGGCCTGCCGACAGCGTGGAGCGCTGGCCGCTTGAGCGGCTGCAGCTTGCGACGCGCAACGCGCGTAGCCATCCACCGGAGCAGGTGGAGAGCCTTGCAGGCTCACTGCGTGAATTTGGCTGGACGATTCCCGTACTTGTAGACGAAGTCGGCGAAATCATCGCCGGACACGGACGTCTGCTCGCCGCGCGCCAGATCGGGCTGGACGATGCGCCCGTAATCGTGGCGCGGGGATGGAGTGAGGCCCAGAAGCGCGCCTACCGGATTGCGGACAACAAGCTCGCACTTAACGCCTCATGGGACACGGAACTGCTCGCGCAGGAGCTTCAGGCACTCACCGTTGAGGGCTTCGAGCCCGATCTGCTAGGTTTCTCTGACGCTGATCTGGCGCGGCTGACTGACGATACAGACAGGCTCCGGCTCGATCACGCCGCGCAGATTGCCGAAGTCGCAGACCCTACGGAATTTGGTTTCGCAAGCGCGAACGCCAATACACACGACCGGGCTCCTGTCAGTGCAGCCGCCGACGCTGCCGCCAGCCAGAATGGTTTTTCTGCTGTGAGCGATGCAGCTGCATCTCTCGCAGTCTTTTCCTGCATGGTCCGAGTTGCCGACCGTCAGATTCTGTTCGATGCCATTGCACACGCGCGAACGCGCGGCGCCGCCGACAGCGGCGCGGCGCTCCTGCTGATAGCGCGCGAATGGCTTGATGCAAGCCAAAGTATCCAATGAATCGATCCGCTCACATCGGCGCGCCCTCGCACGCCTTCACGGCTTACGGCTGGCAGCATGGCTATCTGGCTGACGCATTGCAGGCGTGGACAGAGGACCTCGCTATGACTGAGCCGCAGGCGACTCACTTCGGCTACGTGCATGAGGGGGCAGCGCGCCTGCAGCACAACGGCCATGCGTGGATGCTGCACGCCGGCCAGTACTTCTGCGTCCCGGGCCGGTTCACGCTGTCTGCACGGAGCAGCCGCGGAGTCATCATGCGGCGCGCTGGCTGGCGCGGCCTGTTCATGATCGGTGGGCCCGTCGAGCACAAGGGCCGCTTGCGCTATATCGACCAGTGCAGTGATACCACGCTGGTTCAGCCGGTTCGCCGCGGCGATCCATGTCTGAACCTGCTGTACTTCCCCGCAGGCGTTTTTCAGACCGCACACACGCATCCATCGGACCGGCTTGGACTCGTTCTCTCAGGGCGCGGGACGTGCGTCGCACGTAATGCGGGCGCGGATGCCCGCATCGCGCTCGAAGCGGGAATGATCTTCTGCATCCATGCGAACGGCCGACACCACTTCGCAACCGACCGGGGCGACGAAATGCGCGTGCTCGCCTATCACCCGGATTCCGATTGCGGCCCGGCCGACGACGATCACCCGATGATCAACCGCACTATCGTGGATGGCGTGTCGGCCCGCAATCTTGCTGCGATCCGCACGACCGGCGATACGACACTGGAACGCTCATGAGCGGCAAGGCGCGTCTGACGCTGGACCGGCACTATGTGGACGAAACCGTCCACGATGCAGCGCTCGAAAGACTCCGGCATCTTTACAGCAGATTCGACCGGATCGTCGTCTCGTTTTCGGGCGGCAAGGACTCGACGGTCGTGCTGCATCTCGCACTCGCGGTCGCTCGCGAGACCGGACGCCTGCCGCTCGAGGTGCATTTCTATGACGAGGAATGCATATCGCCCGACACCGAGGACTATGTGGAGTGGGTGCGCGCGCAGCCCGATATCGCGCTTACGTGGTATTGCGTGCCGGTCAAACACCGCAACGCCTGTTCGCGGCAGCAGCCGTACTGGTACTGCTGGAATCCTGACGAGCGGGAGAAATGGGTACGCCCCATGCCGTCCTGCGCTGAGCCGACGATGCCGGGTTTCGCGCGCGGAATGATGATTCCCGATTGCAGTCACCTGCCATTCGCGGGCCAGTCGCAGACCGTCGCCATGCTGCGCGGCATCCGTACTCAGGAGTCGTTGCGCCGGTTGCGCATGACCATGCGCTCGCGCGTCGATAACTACATTCATCAGAGCCCTAACGCGCGCAACGTGTGGTTGTGCGATCCGATATACGACTGGCGATTCGAAGACGTATGGGTCGCGCCGTCGTGCTTCGGCTGGGACTACAACCACACCTATGACCGCTTCGAAGCGATGGGACTGGCGCATGCCCAACAGCGCGTCTGCCCGCCGTTTGGCGAAGAACCGCTCAACCTGCTGCACACCTGGGCGATCTGCTATCCCGACCTGTGGCACCGGATGACGGCGCGCGTACCGGGTGCCGCAACAGCCGCGCGCTACGCGCTGACCGAGCTTTACGGTACGCACCTGCGCGAGCCGCCAGTAGGACTGACATGGCGGGAATGGACCTGGCGGATCATCAATCTGTACGATGAACCCTGGCGCTCACGCGTGGCACTCTCCCTCAAGCGCGCGATAGAAGTGCACCAACGCAAGACGAAGCGGCCGATTGACGACACAAGAGCTGATCCAATGAGCGGCGTATCGTGGCGCGCGCTCGCACAGATCGCGCTCAAGGGCGACTTCAAGAACCGCAAGGCTGGTGGGCTGGTCACGCTTGCCGGAGCGGAGCAGAAGCGACGGGGGGTGACGCTCGAAGAATTGCTTGCAATGGAAAACGACAACGATGGCACCCGCTATTGAGTCAGCTTCCCCACTACCGGATGACGTGCGCGGCGCTATTGAACGCGCTGCCGTCTCACGCGTGAAGTGGGTACATCGCGATTGCGTGCGGGCGAACGACTACAACCCCAACCGCGTTGCGCCGCCCGAACTTGAACTGCTGGTTCTCTCGATCCTAGAGGACGGCTTCACACAGCCGCTGGTTGTGCTCAGGGACGGCAGCGGTTATCTGCTGATTGATGGCTTTCATCGCTGGCTGGTGTCGGACGATGCTCGTATCCGCGAGCGGTACGGCGGCTTCGTCCCGGCTGCGGAGATTGAAGCCGATCCGGTACACCGGATGATGTCCACTATCCGTCACAATCGCGCGCGTGGCACGCACGCAGTTTTGCCGATGGCCGGGATTGTCCGCACGATCATCGAGGCAGGCGTACCGGTACCGGAGATCGAGCGCGGCCTTGGCATGGAACCGGAGGAAGTAGACAGACTTGCAGACCGTTCCGGCATGCCTGAACGTGTGGGTAAGCGCCTCGCAAAAGCGGAGTTCGGCCGCGCGTGGATTCCGTCCTGACGCTGCGTGTATCGATGCTTGAACTGTCGATCCGCTCGAACATTGAGGCCGTGTCGCGCAAGCTCTCAGCGCTGGCTTATCGGCAATTGCCCTTTGCCGAAGCACACACTGTGACCGAACTGGCGAAGCTCGCCGCCGACGCCGAAAGGAACGCACTACCGCAGGTATTTGACAACCCGACGCCCTTTACGGTCAACTCGGTGGCCGTGCAGCCCGCGCGCAAGGGAACGCCCGTTGCACGCGTCTATATCCGCGACAAGGCCGCTCGATACCTTGCACCCTATGAATTCGGCGGCGTGCAGTATCTTGGCGCGAAGCCTGCGAATCTCGTTCCGGCCGGCGCATCGGCGAACCAGTACGGCAACCTGCCGCGCAACGCGATCCGCAAGTACATGGGGCGGCCTGACGTGTTCATGGGAAGCGTCAGAACGAAACGCGGCACCGTGTACGGTGTATGGCAGCGTCCATTTCTCCGCGAACATGCGACGGACATAACCGGGGACGTTGCGCAGCGCAGGAAGCTCAGGGGCAGACACAAGCGGCTGGCGAAAGACGCGAACACGACAGGCCGGCTTCGCTTGCTCGTCGAGTTTAGGGCGCCCGTTGAGACGAAGAAGCGGCTTGAATTTGGCGAGCGCGCAGAAGCGGTTGTGACGGCGAACGTTGATCGCATGTTCGGGCGTGAACTTGCGCGTGCCGTCGCGAGTGGGCAATGATCGCAGGCGCGACAGTAGTCGAAGCTCGCAACGTTATGGTAACTGACGGCCAAAAATAGACGAGAAAGGCGTTAGAGGCCCGTCCTTATCCCTGCAAAGATGGCAGATGAAGCGAACGTCATCCGGGATGAGATGAGTCCCGGTCACGACCTGAAGCCGGTTCAGCGAGGTGTACAAGGTAGCAAGGGGAAAAGCCAGTATGGCGTGATCAGCGTCGAATGCGTAATAGCTATCGCGTACATAAGCTCCTAGGGCTCTTCTCACGCCAAGTCGCTTGATCTCCCTAAAGTGCTGAGGAATCTCTGGATCTACAAAGCGCGCACGCGTGTAGTTCGCCTCCTCTCGACGATGCTTAATCCATTCTAACGGATTCTCGGACGCGATTTCCTGAGACAGCAAAGGATGAGAAGGAAATTTCGTGGCGAACAGTTCTAGTACTACTTCGTGGGTATTGCCTTTCGTCTTTGAGACAACGCTCCCGGTCTGAGCCTCGGCCACGAACGGCTTGGTTCCCCGATAGAGGATGGCCCAGCCTTCAATCGCCAAGAGCGCTCGCAGCGCGTAGAACGTGGCGTAGTAAGCTTTGACCGTGCTCCAGCTAAACGCGTATCCGTCTGCTCCGTTCACAGCTTCCGCTAACGATACTGCTCCCGAATAAAGATATGAACGCGCGTCGTCCCGCAGGGCTTGTCGAAGACTCTGCGCTTGGGATGCCGTGAATGGCGTGAAGGAGGCCCCGACGCCAAATTCGCCGTTCAAATACGTCGAAGCCTGATGCATGCGATCAAATCTCGAACTGTTTGGCTTCGACCTTCGGCCTGAATTGCTCAGTCAGGCGCTCGTACACACGCTTGGTCGCCTCGCTGCCGCCGAGACTCTTCAGATCCGCCTGTTCAATGAGCCTGTTTTCCGGCATGGTCAACGAATCACTGATCGTCTTCGAGGAAAACGAGCTACGCTGATTGCAGTAAGGGAAAAGCTTGAGTTGCAAAAAGTTTATCGCCCCGGTAAAGCCCGCCGCGTACATAAAAGCGTTCTCCCTTTCCCACCATTTCGCCCCGTATTTTTCCGACAGGGCGACGAACAGATTCATGATGATCTGTTTTTGCATGTTCAATTCCTTGACGCCGATGCGGTCGAAGTCACCCCTTTCCTCGACGAGTGGCTTGATTGCTGATACAGCAGTTGATAGCGCGATTCCGCCTCGCCTGGTGGGCGCTCCGGGCAGTTTGATTTGCTCACGGTACGGCGAGTCCTCATCTTCGTTCAGAAAGATGACGATATCGCGCGCGCGTTCAGCGGCCGGATCCACGATTTCGGCACTCGCCACACCGTACAGGTCGAAGACCAAGCTGCGTGGGACTGGTTTCTGCTCGGTGTTGATCGAAAGAAAAATGTCCGCGCACTCCTGCGTTCCTAGTCCGGCATAGATAACGACTGGCACCTCGAGCTTGCCCCACTTATCGTCTTCTTCGATAGCTTCGCGAATACCCGCAATCCGATGCTGACCGTCAATAATCTGTGCCGACTGCGCTACCATGGGAATATTAATGGTGGTAGACGTGAACTCCAGGGGCTGGTCGGTATTAACCCAGTTTAGAACGAACGCGTTCGGGAAATTTCCGCCATTCATAACGAATCGCTTGATGTTGACGATCCGGCTGGTGTTGAGCACCCGCTGAACGGCGCCCTCCTCAAGCGACTGGCCGCGGACCGCAGCATAGCTAAGCTGCGTGACAGTCTTCGCATCCAACCTAGTCAGAAAAAACGAATGCTTTTCCTGTTTCACATGGATACAAGGAAAAGTTTTTACGGCTTTCGGTTTGCGGGCGGCCATTTGTGCGATTCGGTGGAAGGGGCGCGGTTATTTTACAGGTCTTCAAGCGCAACGCTAGTAACGACTGGAAATCGCGCCACGGAGAAGCGTGCCCACGATCCCTCGCCAACTTGTCCGATTCCGGCAGCCCTAGCCGACGGAGTCGCGGGGCCGTGCGGGTCCTGGGCACGGCCAAAAAAACGGGGGGAATTGCGCGACCCCGTTCTTTCCGTAGCTACAGGTTTCAAAAAGTCTTTGCACCGTGGCTGACGGCATTTCAATCCGCGAGTTCGCGCGGCGCGAGCACGTTTCGGACACGCTTGTTCATCAGGCGCTGAAACAGGGACGGCTTGCGAAGCGCGCAGACGGCCTGATGGACGCGGCGCTCGTCGGTACCCGCTGGCGCGCGAGCGAGCGGCCTGACGAAAGCGCAAAGGAAAACGCAAAGGACACTTTGCAGTCAGCCGGAAGTGCCAAGGGCCTCGCCTACGGCGAAGCGCTGCGCCTGAAGGAGAACTGGACGGCGCTGTTACGCCGTCTGGAATATGAGCATAAGTCCGGCGCACTGGTTGAGCTGGCCATCGCGCGAGGCGTCGTGTTCGAACTGTGCCGCGAGCAGCGCGACGCGTGGCTTGCGTGGCCCGCGAAGGTCGCGCCGTTCATCGCAATGGCCTTCGGTCTGGACGACATTGACCGGCTAACGAACACACTGGCGGCGCATGTCCATCAGCAGCTTGCCGACCTCGGGGAGCCTGAACCGCGCTTCGACACGGAACAAGGCCGATGATCTTCGACGTGTCGGTCGCAGCGGGTGGACCCCGCCGCCACGTCTGAGCGTTCCGCAGTGGGCTGACCAGTACCGGCGACTCGCGAAGGAATCGGGCAGCCTGTCGGGCCGCTGGTCGACCGGGACCGTCGAAGCAGCACGCGGGCCAATGCTCGCAGTGACCGAGCCGGGCGTGCATGTCATCACCGCGATGGTGAACACGCAGTTGTTCAAGACGTCGCTGATCGAGAACGTCTTCGGCTACTTTGCGCATCTCGATCCGTGCCCGATGCTGCTGCTCGAACCGAAGGAAGCCGCGGCCGAACAGTTCAGCAAGGAACGCATTACGCCACTGGTGCGGGTCACGCCCGTACTGCGTGAACGGGTCGGCACGACCAAAACGCGCAACGCCGAGGAAACGCTGCTGTTCAAGTCGTTTCCGGGCGGCTTCCTCGCGCTCGCGGGCGCGGGCAGTCCCGATAACCTCGCGCGCCGCCCGATCCGGCTCGTTCTCGCGGACGAAATCGACAAGTACCCGGTCACGCGCGAGGGCGACCCTATCGCGCTCGCCGAGGAACGCGTCGCCACGTTCGCGAACTGGCTGTCCGTGCGAACCTGTTCACCGACTGTCACCGAGGAAAGCCGCATCGAAGCCAGTTACGGCGAGTCGGACCAGCGTCGCGCGAGCGTGGCTTGTCCGCATTGCGGGCACCGTCAGTTCCTGGAATTTTTCCGCCATGTCGAGTGGGAGAAGCGCAAGGACGACAAGGGCAACGTGACTGCCCATCGCACGAAAACCGCGCGCGTGTACTGCGAGTCGTGTGGCGCGGGCTGGTCCGAGTCCGAACGGCTCACCGCGTTGCAGACGGTCCGCTGGCATCAGACCCGGGTATTCGAGTGCTGCGGCGCACGGCATGTGCCGCTCGACGCGTACGACCGCGCGTGGCGCAACAGCGACGAAGCGCGAGACGGCGCTGACCCCGCTAGCGTGGTGTGGGACTGGTGGGCATCGGAACGTCACGCCGTCTACCGCGCGAAGTGTCCGACCTGCGGCGCGTGGAGCGTCGATAACACGCATGCCGGATTCCAGGCATCCAAACTCCTGAGCCCGTGGACGCGCGACCGACCCGCCGATATCGCGGCGCGCTGGATCGACGCACAGGGCGACGAGGAACGGCTGCAGGCGTGGTGGAATACACAGATGGGACTCCCATACCGTCCGCGCACTGGTCGGTCGCTCTCCGCTGAGGCGGTTGTCGCTCGCGGTGAGATATGGGCGGCGGAAGTGCCCGATGGTGTCGCTGTGCTGGTTGTCGGCGTGGACGTGCAGGATTACCGCGTTGAGCTCGAAGTCGTCGGCTGGGGCCGCAACGAGGAAAGCTGGTCAATCGATTACGAAATCATCGAGGGCGAGTTTTCGGACGCGCGCACACAGGCGCGCATCGACACGTATCTAAAACGCCTGTGGTACCGCGCTGACGGTCGTCCCTTTGAAATCATGTCTGCGTGCATCGATTCGGGCGGGCATCACACGCAGGCGGTGTACCAGTTCTGCGCGGCGCGAATCGGCCGCCGTATCTGGGCGGTCAAGGGCGAATCGGCACGCGGCGGCGAGCGCAATCCGGTGTGGCCGTCAAAGCGCCCCACGTCGCGCACGAAGAAGACCTATCGCCCGATCCTGCTCGGCGTGAACGCGGCGAAAGACACGATCCGGCAGCGGCTGCTGCTCGATACGCCGGGACCAGGTTACATGCATTTCCCCGCTGACCGTGACATTGGCTATTACGCGCAACTGACCGCTGAGCGCATCGTGATCAAGGAGTCGGGCGGCAGACGTTATCGGGTGTGGGAACTGCCACCGGGCCGCGCCAATGAGGCGCTTGACTGTCGGGTGTATGCGTATGGCGCGCTGTGCGGTCTGCTGTTCTTCGGCCTGCAACTGAACCGCCGCGCCGACGCAGTACAGGCATGGACCCCGCCGCCTGACGTGCCGCCGACGCCGCACCGCCCGTATCCGGCCACTGCCCGAATGCGGACATCGCTCGTTCAGCGTCTTGCCTGAATCGCACGTCTAAGCTGCCATGCCCTGTCGCCGCCTGAGCATCCTGGACGGGATGACGCTCGGTGCGCTCGAAAGGCAGCTTGCGAGCATGCAGCAGGCGTATCTCGCGCTGGTGTCGGGCACAAAGGCGCAGTCCGCGTCGTACACACAGGCGGACGGTAGCCGCTCCGTCGCGTACACGCAGACCAATATCGCCGATCTGGTGCAGGCCATCATCGGCGTACAGACACAGATCGATGCACTGCGCGGACTCTGCCGCAACCGCCGCCGTCCGGTCACGCCGTACTTCTGAGCCAGCAATGGGCGTCATCGTTGACGAAAGCGGCCAGCCGATTCCGGCACCCGTTGCTGTACGTGGCGGCGCGACGAACGCGCTAACGGGGGAACCGGGGCGCGCGATGGTCATGCCGGGGCTCGGGCTTCCTGGCTACCAGTTTCCGTACGACGCTGCGGACTGGTTCGCCCAGGAGATGGGCAACTGGTTGCCGTGGATACGGTCGCCCGATTCGGAGATAAACCTATTCCGGGACTGGATGGTTGCGCGCTCGCGCGACCTCTTTCGCAATGACGGCTGGATCAATGGCGGTGTTACCCGCATTCTCGATAACACCATCGGCACGAACCTGCTTTTATCGGCGAATCCCGATTACCGCGCGCTGGCATTGCGTACCGGTATCAGCGCCTTTGACGCGACCTGGGCCGATGAATTCAGACGTACGGCGGAAGCACTCTGGCGCGGCTATGCTGAGAACCCCGCGCACTACAACGACGTGGCGCGACAGCTTACGCTCGGTCAGCAGTTCCGGCTCGCAATGCGTCACAAGCTGGTCGATGGCGAGGGACTGGGCCTCATTTACTGGCTACCCGAGCGCATCGGCTATGGCGGCGCGGACTACGCGACCGCGTTGCTGCTGCTCGATCCCGACCGTCTGAGCAACCCGTATCAGGCGATTGATTCGCGCTATCTGCGTGGCGGCGTTGAGATTGACGATTACGGCGTGCCTCTCGCGTATCACATCCGCGAAGCGCACCAGAACGACTGGTATCTCGCCGTCGAGGCGAACACCTGGGAGCGTATCGAGCGCTGCGACGAGGACGGCTGGCTGCGCGTGCTGCACGACTACGACCGCGACCGTGCGGGCCAGCATCGGGGACTTGGTGTGTTCACGCCGGTCCTGCTGCACGCGCGAATGCTCGCGCGGTATTACGGCGTCGAACTACAGGCCGCGACGATTGCCGCGACGTTCGGCACCTACGTTACGTCGCCCTACGATCCGGCGCTGGTACAGGATGCGCTTGGCGCAGGCGACGGCGAAGAACTGCCGCTCTATCAGGCGCTGCGCGCACGCTGGGCCGACGAACGTCCCGCGATGCTCAACGGCGCGCGTATTCCCACGCTGGCGCCCGGCGAATCACTCGAAAGCGTGTCGGCCGCGCACCCGCACGGCAACTTCGAGACCTTCGCGCACGAAATGCAGCGCGTGATTGCGGCGGTGCTGGGCCTGAGTGCCGAGCAGCTTTCACAGGACTGGAGCAAGACGAACTACAGCAGTGCGCGGGCTGCGCTGCTCGAAGCATGGAAAACGCTCACGCGGCGGCGCGACGAATTCTGCCTGAACTTCGCGTCACCGTTCTACGGTGCGTGGCTGTGGGAAGCGATGGACCGGGGTGAACTGCCGCTGCCGGCTGGTGCGCCGCCGTATATCGAGGCGCGCGCCGCGTACGCGCGCTGTTCATGGATGGGGGTGGCGCGCGGCTGGATCGATCCGACCAAGGAAAAGGCCGGTGCGGTGATGGGCATGGACGCGGCGCTCTCGACGCTCAAGCGCGAATGCGCAGAACAGGGACTCGACTACGAGGAAGTACTGCATCAGCGCGCGAATGAAATCCGGCTGATGAAGGAACTTGGGCTTGATTTGCCTGCCTGGGCTGGCAGTATCGCTGCGGCAGAAGCGGCGAAACCCGAGGCAGCCCCTGTACCGCAATAGTATCCGGCCGCGTTGATAGCCGGGCGCTGTGTTCAGGACTGGCGACGCGCGGCGAACAGCTTGCGTACGAACGCAATCAGGCGCAGGGGATTCAGGCGGAAATGGCTATGGCGTGCAACGCCTGCGCGGCTGTAGAGGTGCGTAGCTTCAATCAGGGTAATCGGGCTCATGACTTTCTCCGTATAAATTCGAATACAGGATAGGTCTCCCTGTCTCAAATTTGAATAGGTTAAGTCCGAAAGATAGATGCCCCCGGATATCGAGGTCGGTGGAAAGAGAAGCCAGCTTTGTTGAATTGCAGGTTTCGGAATGGCGATACGCCCAACGGTGCCGCGACGCCGCTATGAAGGGACGCAAAAAAAATAGCGCGCCACAAGGACGCGCCATGAAAAGGGCTTTGTACTACATGCCAACCCTATCGCCCCTGGTGAGTGGAGGACGTACTGAGGGGCGAGGCTTCAATGCTAGGCGTGTGTGCCCGATGCGGGCCTCGGACAAATCCGAAATGCCGGGCGCTCGATGGTGGCGCAGCGCAAAAAAGGTTCTTCGCGGATTTACGTGGAGGATGGGTTACTGGCTCGAGTCGGCCAAATTCGGACGGTCGACGTATGTAGCCAGATTGACGACAATCTGATGTTCAACACTGAGCGCGAGTTGCGAGGGGAAATTTGAGAAAATCTGCCGCCAGCCATCGGACTATGGGAGGCAGCATCGCTCCGAACGAAATTAACGATCTATTCGGCTGCCTCCGAACAGTGAGCTACACCAAAGGCGACGAACTTGCAGGCGCTGCGACCGATGGTGGTACAGCCGGGATAGCGGGAGTCGAGAGCGTGCTGAATGCACCCGGCCAAATGATTTAGGAATTGGCTCGACAAAATCGCTGCAAGATTGGCGTCCAATGGCTTCGTACCAATTGTTTCTATGGATGTGATGGTGCGTGTTACGGGCGCTGCAGTAAAGTTGAGGAGTTTTTTAAGTAAGAAAGCAGAGACCGCATCTGCGTCCAAGATGCGGCTCATCATCGAAAAGTTGTGAGTTACGTCATCTGCACGGAGCCAGCGACTCCAACGTTGGTTGCTTCGAACCAATATTGCGCTGCTCGCTCAATGAATACCCGGAAGCTCCGAGGTGGCGAGGATTTAGATACTATTGAGTCTAATGTCAGCGCGCCGTTGGCCTTTGCCCCGGCGCCACTTCCATTCCTAAAAAGCTTTGGATGCTCAGAGTTTTTGTCTTGGGCAACAAGTGTCAGCCATTTTAGAAAGAAAAGCATTGCAAATTTACCCCTGTAGTCCTTCATCGGATCAAGGGCTTCGAAGGCGGCCTTGTACTGCTCTATTTCAACAAGGGTTGGTTCACGAGCGAGTACAATTACATTCTTTAAATCTTCTTCACAAGCATCAACAGTCGTCAGCTCTATCTTTGCAAGTTTGCTAAGTTTGGTTGGCAAAGATCGGGCATCGATGCCAAGGATGCGCGCGAGATATATCCGGTGGTTGTAGGGCTTTGTGATTGTCAAAAAAGATTCGTATATTTCGTCGAACCTTTTTAGAAGCACCGATCTGAGCGCTGGGTCTCCATGGCAATGCATATCAACGGTGAGAATGCATTCCAAGATCTCACGACTAACGAGCCAATTTTCGAAGGAGTAAGTGTCAGTGACGTGGATATCAGCGTCGTCAGGGTATCCGCGAAGTCCGTCAAAATCTTTATCGATTAAGTATAAAACGCCGTTTCCGCTCCCGGAAAGATCGCGTCGCATGAGTTCTCTAAACTTGAGAACTTGGTCCTTCCCATTGCACACTATGAAATTGTAAGTTATTTCTGGCTGTAAGTTTCTCAGCCAGTGAAAGTAAACTTTTTTATCGTCAACTCCCTCGCACACAAAAACCAGACTTTTAGGATCATAAGCGCGCAAAGATGCTAATGTAGTCTTATGAACGGACGGCGCACCTCTCGCCTGCCGATATTGATTGACTAAGCCCTCATTTCGTTTGAGATCTGCCGAATCTTCTTTTTTTTCTGTCATTTCTTCATGCTCCGGCTGTATCTGTATCCACAATCTCGACCCGAAGTGCTTTCGCGAATGCATCCAATTCGTTGTCGAAAATGAACGGAGAATGCGTAATGGCGATCACCTGCTGGCACAAGTCAGAGTTAAGAATATCTGGAAGTATCTTTCGTTGCCAATCCAGAGAAAGCGATAGTTCTGGTTCGTCAACAAGAACCAATTTCTTTTTAGGATACAAATAAAGCCGAGCAAAAAGCGACACCATCTGCTTTTCCCCGGAAGAAAGCGCATCCAATGGTATCTCCTTATCTGGATGGCTCCGCCATACAGACACATCTAGACTGGCACGATCCAGTTTGAGAACCTTCTCCTCGACAGTAGGCACGCCGTCAAGCTCAGTGGTCGGGTCGTCTGCGGACAAGTAACGGTTGCAGTTGGCCACGAACTTTTCGACAACCTGTTCTGTCATGCGAGTTTTCTGAATCACGCTGTTTAGCTTGCCTAGAAAGTACGTCAAGAATTTTTCCGAGTTCGGAGGAATGTTCCCGCTGTATATCCTACTGACGTCAGGAATTTTAACTTGGCCGTATGGGCCGTAGGATGGATAGTAGAAGCCGCGGAAATGAAAATCTTTATTAACATTCTTTAGTCGATCAAAAAATATTTCCAATTCCCCGCGGCTAGGACGATCTTCAAGACTTGGCTGTTGCTTTTCGAAGGATCCGCTTATCAAGTCATCTACGATGTTCGCGCTGATTTCGGCATATTTCTGATTGGATTCAATCATGATTTCCTGATTCAGCTTTCGAAGTCTCGCTGAGATGTCAGAAAGACCGAATTGAATATCGCCCGCATGCAAACCCCTTCGCGTTAGACCAAGTCGATCTTGGACGCTTTTTTTTCTCGTGTATCGAACGTCCTCGGGCTCAGGTATCGATAGCTCGATTCGGCGATAGGTAGGTAGGTAGACTATTTCAATGTCTGCCATTGCGGTCGCGACGGCTTTCCGCAAAAAAGAAATTGGAGTTTCTGCGTCACCAATAGAATCGAAGATTTGCTTAAACTGTTTTTCAGCAGATTCAAATGTTTGGGCGGGCTGCTGGTACACCTTGTAATACACAGGATGCTGTGTCAGTTCGTCGCGACTGTGACGAAGCATCGGATAATCCCAAATTGCGAAAAATAGGACGTCCGCTGGATCAAGCTCATATTGCTTTGCCATGCGAGCAATAGCAGGATGATCAGCAGCCTTGGCCATATATTGGTCCAAGTCTTTCTTCTCTAATGTGAGAAGTTCATCTGTGTTTTGCAGCTTGCACTCTATTCGCTCAAACGTGAGGTCGGCGAGTCGCCCGAATTGGCAGCGCAGAAACGCATCCAACGCTCCCAGCATTGTCGTTTTGCCAGCACCATTACGGGCGATCAAGATTGTGGCCGCGTAGTCAGAGTCCAGAGTTAGTGTGCGATACCCGAACAGGCCCTTAATAGAAAAATGTTGAACTAGCGATTGGCGCGATGCTGCTTGGCTAACAATGTTGTCGTTGTCGTCGGTCATCTCTCTCACTTTTTTGCTGTCAGTTGCGAATGGTTAACTCGCTTGGTCCGACCTTGAGGCTGATCTCACTGTTCTAGTGGTGGACGTTTGACGCCAACCCTAGAGCAAAACGAACAGCAGCGAACCGGAGACAGGGCGCGAGTTACAATTGCCTTTCCGGCATGTCTAACGTCAGCAGAGCGACACTCGAATGACGTATCCACAATTATCCCCGAACGGCATTGTCAACTATCGGCAAGGCAAAGTCGAATATCGATTCATGGGCTATAACGCCCGCCGCTGACAGGTGGCCTGTACATTCATACAGCATCTCTATGAACACGGTGGACGCGCTTGAGTTTCGGGGGTAACGGGCGACCATCTTGGAGTACGACGGCTGATAGAAGCGCTTCGTGGAAGAGTACGGTGCCGCTGTGCTCAAGTTCGCGTATAGCAACGAGTATAGGATCGAATTATCCGCAACTGGTCCGTTCGTAGGCCCAGTTGATGGACGCGGGCTGAGGTGGTTGGATGTAGAGGGCAAACCCGTATTTGATGCAGCAGAGCAGCGGAACTCTAAGTTTGCTCATTGGGATAGAGTCTGGCGACAGCTTCAACTCGTACGGGATCGTATGTTGGCTGAGCACGAACGTCCGTTCTGGCATTTCGCGATCGTCTCTTCAGGGTCGGTAGCCGTCTCTCTCCCCGGAATTCCGCGAAGAGCCCAAAAAAGCGCGCCAGTCATGGCGCGCACAAGGGGCTGATGAGGTATCCAGCCCACCGGTCACTGCGCGCAAGGGGAATTGCTGGCAGCGACCGGGGCAATGCTAGGCGTGTATGCCGAGCGCAGACCTCAGACAACTCCGAAATGCCGAGGCGCGTACGATGGTCGTGAACTATCCGCACCTGGCGACGCGCCTTTTTAATGTGCCGCTCGCCATTGCGCCGGGCAAGATCGAAATCATCATGGCCGCGCTCGCGGACCGGTTTGGTCTCGCGCGGCTGTTCCGCCCGAACGGTGAACTGCGCGCATTCGATGCCGGGCTTGAAGCGGGCGAGCCTGCGGACGAGCGTGCCTATGAGGTCGTCCAGGGTATCGCGGTCATTCCGGTGCAGGGAACGCTGGTGCAGAAGCTCGGCACGCTGCATCCGTACTCGGGCATGACCGGTTATGACGGCATCCGCGCGAACCTCGCGACGGCGCTGGCCGATGACTCTGTGCGTGCAATCGTGCTCGATATCGACAGCCCCGGCGGCGAGGTCGCCGGGTGTTTCGATCTGACCGACGCAATTTACGGTGCGCGGGGCATCAAGCCGCTGTACGCGATCCTCACCGAGTGCGCGTTTTCCGCCGCGTATGCGCTCGCTTCGGCCTGTGATCGGGTGATCGTGCCGCGCACGGGCGGAACCGGTAGCGTCGGCGTGATCGTCGCGCATGTTGATTTTTCGAAAGCACTCACCGATGCGGGCCTGAGGGTCACGCTCATTACCTATGGCGAGCGCAAGGCAGACGGCAGCGAATATCGGCCACTCTCTGACGAAGCTTATGTACGTATCAAGGCAGACGTGGACAGCGTAGGCGAACTGTTCGTGGCGACGGTCGCACGCAATCGCGGGCTGACCGTAGCGCAGGTGCGCGACACGCAGGCCGCAACCTTCCTCGGGGCGGCGAGCGTTGATACCGGTTTTGCCGATGCCGTCATGTCGCCCGATGCGGCGTTTCTTGCGCTACTCGATTCGCTCGCGCTGTGATCCGTGCCGCAGTAACCACCAGGAATACAAAGGAATGTGCAGGAGGTCTTCAAAATGGGATTCTCTCTTTCAGCCATGACCCGTGCGCTGCCGTTCGCGCATCTTGCGCGCGCGGGGACGCGTACGCGCGCTGAGGACGATTCACCGCTTGTCGAGAATGACGAACGCGAGCCGCCCGCCGAGCGCGACCGCGAGGATGGCGCACACAACGATGCGCGCACACGGCGCGCACAGGACGACGAGCCGCGCAACGGCGACGATGCACAGGACGACGACAACGAAGAACAAGACGAGGACGAGGACAACGACGAAGGCGATGACGATGACGTCCAGCTCGGGGACGACGACAGCCGCGACGACTCCGACAACGCCGATGAACGGGACAGCCGGCGCGGCAAGGCCAGACGTGGCCGCGCGCAGGACGATGACGACGCGGAAATGCACGGCAGTTCCGTCGAGGCGCGCGCGCGCCGCCGCGAGCAGGCGCGCTGCGCCGCGATCTTTTCATGTCACGCGGCCGCGCGCAATCCGGTACTGGCCGCCAATCTCGCGTTCAGAACACGCCTCGCACGCGGTGCCGCGCTCGCGGTACTCGAAAGCACACCCGCCGCGCCGACCGCCAATAGCGGACGCGTCGAGCGCAATCCGCGCGTCGGCCCGGGAGGTACACCGGGCATGAACTCACGTCAGGCCATCGCGTCGGCATGGGACCACGCATTCGCGAAGGTGAATGCGCGCAAACGCTAGTGCGCGTGCCGGTTTTTCATCCGTTCCATTACAGGGGATCACGATCATGGGCGCTCCTACTGTCCCGCCGCTCTTTGAGAACTGGCATGACGGCGGCTTTCTCGTCTCCGAAGCGAACGGCCACCGCTCGCGCGACGGCATCGTCCTGACGGGCGGTGTGTATGTCATGGCCGGGACCATTCTCAGTCGCCTTGCCTTGCCTCCGCCACCCCCGCCAGGCAGTGACGCAAGGGGCGACGCGGGGGCCGCGTCGGTCGTCGCAGGCACGCCGGAGCGCGAGAACACCGGCGACGGTGTCCTGCGGATCACCGATCCGCCGCGTGCCAGCTCGTCGCCGTATGGCCGCTACGTCTGCACCTTCACGAGCCGCAACACGTTCGACGTGAGCGGACCCGATGAACTGGGCGCGACTGCGCAGCAGACCGGAGCGCCGGTCGTCGTCGGCAGCCTGAGCTTCGTCATCGAACAGGGCGCAAAGCGCTTCGCTGCGGGCGATACCTTCGCGATCACGTTCACTGCTGCCGATCCGTCCGATATCGGCACGCCCGGTATCTGGATGCCCTGGAATCCCGCCGCGACTGATGGCTCCGAAGTCGTGGCGGGTCTGCTGTTCGGCTCGCGCGATACGACGCGGATGGATCGCGCCGCCGTCGCGATCGTGCGCGACGCAGAAGTGAACGCATCGGAGCTTGTCTGGCCGTCGGACGTGACGCCGTACCAGATGCAGATCGCGGGCGACCAGTTGCGCGCCGCAGGCATCCTGCTGCGCTAGTACCCCTTTCCTTCCTCGCAAGGCCGCACGGACTCTGGTCCGGGGCGGTCTTTTCTTTTGGGGAGCCGTCATCATGGCTGGCGAAATTCTCGATGTATTCCATCAGGACCCGTTCACGGCAATTGCGCTCTCGGACGCCGTTCAGCGCAACCCGTACCAGCCTGTCGGCCTCGGCGAACTGGGCGTATTCGATCCCAACCCGATCCGCACGAAAGCGCTGGCAGTCGAGGAACGCACCGGCAAGCTGATCCTGATCCCGTTCTCCCAGCGCGGCGAGGAAGGCACGCAGCGCACGACCGAACGTCGCAAGATGCGCTATTTCGACGTGCCGCGCCTGATGCACTCGGATACGGTGTACGCCGAGGAAGTACAGGGCATCCGCGAGTTCGGTACGGAATCCGTACTGATGCAGGTCGAGGCCGAAGTTGCGCGGCGACTGTCAGGGCCAACCGGGCTGCTCGCGAGCGTCGAGTACACGAAGGAATTCCTGAGGCTCGCCGCGTTGCAGGGTCTGGTGCTCGATCCGAAGGACGGCAGCGTGCTTTACAACTGGTTCGATGAATTCCAGATTCCGCAGGCCGCCGAAACGCCGTTCGACCTGGGCGCGACTGAGGCAGGCAAGGCGAACACACCGTTGCGGCCGATCTGCAACGCGATCATCCGTACGATGGCGCGCAAGTCGCAGGGCGCATTCACGCCGACCACGCGCGTCTACGCGATGTGCGGCGATGCTTTCTATGATGCGTTCGTCAATCACCCGGACGTGATCCGTACGTTCGTGAACTGGTCCGACGCGCGGGCACTGCGCGACAACTCGCAGGGCGCCGCGTTCGATGCGTTCGTGTTCTCCGGCATTACGTGGTTCAACTATCGCGGCTCGGACGACAACGTGACCATCAAGGTTCCTGATGACGTGGTGAAGTTCTTCCCGGTCGGCGCGCCCGGTGTATTCCGGGAAGCGATGGCGCCGGGCGAAACCGTCGATTGGGTCAATACACCGGGACGGCCCGTGTATGTACTGCCGATCTTCGATGTGCTGCGGCGCATGTGGTGGAAGATGGAAGCGTATGCGTACCCGCTGTACGTTTGCACGCGGCCCGAAGTACTGCTGTCCGGTCGCATGTTCGAAGCGACCACGGCAGGCGCTACGCGCATCACAGAACCATCCGCGACGGCTGTACAACCGGCAGGCGCACCCAGCGCCGCGCCAATCGCCTGAGCGGTCCCCACCATGATTGACTGGGATAGCGTGGTGCTTGCGCCCGTCGAGGGCATCTTCGGTCAGCCGGCGACGCTCTACTCGGGAAGCGGTAACGCGCATGCGCTTAACGGCGTGTTTGACGAAGCCTTTACGAACGTGGATGTGGTCGACGGCGTACCCGTCACCACGACACGCCCATGCTACGGCTTTCGCGTGGCAACACTTCCCGTTACTGCACACCAGGGCGACACGCTGTTCATTCCGGCCGCGCCCGGTGCGCCGCTCAGTGACACGACCTATGTCGTCCGCGAAGTCCGTACGGATGGACATGGGTGGTGTTTCCTGCTGCTCAATCTCGCGACCTGACCAGTTTTCCTCGCCCCAGCCGTGGACCGCGCACGTATCCGCCCTTTGCCGATGCTCGGGCGTCGTCAGGTGCGTCTCGCCGCGCTTGGCGCACTGCAGCGCGCAGCGCTTCGAGTCGCCGGCCGGCCGGTCCTGATCCGCTCGCCGGGCGACTGGGCCGCGCCGTCTGACGTGCTGCCTGCGGTCATCGTGCGTACGGCGCACGAATCGAAATCCTCATTCAATCGCGGCATGCCGCAGTTCACCACGACATGCAGCCTCGAAGTCAAGGCGATGGTCGAGGCGGCGACGGGCGAAGCCGCACAGGACGCCATTGAATCGCTCTGGTACGCCGTCGAAAACGCGCTACTGCTCGACTGGTCGCTTGTACGCATGCTGCAGCAGTTCGTGAGCGTTGAAAGCGTGCTCGATATTCGCGCGGACGGCGCGCGCCACCTCGCCGGTATCGCGGCGTCGTTCCGCTGCGAGTTTCCCGAAATGTACGACCCCACGGTTGAGCAGCCGCAGCCCGCGCCGTGGCCGCTCGATCCGCCTGCGCCCGCACCGCTCGAAAGCGTGGGCCTGCACGCGGACCTCACCAATCGCGCCGACCCGACCGGTACGTATCCCGCGCCGCCGTTCCCGCAGGCGGTCGTCCCCGCGCCGCGTACGCACGGCCCTGATGGACGCGACGAGGGCCGGCTTGACGTTCCGTTAAAGGGGAACTGACATGCACATCAGGCCAGCAACCGGGGTGCGGGTGCGCGATCCCGACCTGCGAGACTTCCTGCCCAATGCGGGGCGCGTCGTACCCGATTCGGTGTACTGGCGTCGCCGTCTGCGCGATGGCGACGTGGTGCCGGTCGCGGATCAGCCGCCCACCATACCGGACACGCCAGAGGACCCCGACGCGACGCGGCGCGCATCACACCGCACGCGCGAACCCAAAGCCACCGACCCGACGTAACACGCGCTTTCTGCGCCGCTGCTGCCGCTGCCCGCGCTTGCCGCGCCCATCCTTCAAGACCATCGCGCGAGCCCCACCACGGCCCGCCCGGGCCGTCCTGCGTCCGTTTCCGTCTCCGGTTCGCGCCCACCTTCCCGGGAGGTTGCTCCAATGATTCCCTTTACCAACCTGCCTGAGAACATCCGCGTGCCGCTGTTCTACGCGGAGCTCGACGCGTCACAGGCGAACAGCGCCCAGCTCAACCAGCGCACGCTGATTATCGGGCAGATGACCGACGCAGGTACTGGCGAGCCGGGCACGCCGGTTATCAGCGCGGGCGTGGGCGACGCGCGCGCACGGTGGGGCAGCAATTCGATGCTCGCCGCGATGACGGCCGCCTATCGCGCGGCCGATTCCTTCGGCGAAGTGTGGTATCTGCCGCTCGAGGATGCGACCGGTGCGGTCGCTGCTGCCGGCACGATCACGCTCGGTATTGAGGGCGACGGGGGCGCGTCGGGCGCCATCTCGCTTTATATCGCCGGTCGGCGCTACCAGTTGCCGGTGCAGGCCATGCAGAGCGCGGCCGACATCGCGGAAGCGCTCGCCACACTCGTTGCTGCAGATGCGTTCGGGCTGGTGAGCGCATCGGCTCAGGACAACCTAGTCACGCTGACCGCCATCAATGCGGGCATGGTGGGCAATGAAATTGACGTGCGCCTGAATTACGGCGGCTCACGCGCAGGCGAAGCGACGCCGCTCAATCTGGACATAGCCATCACGCCGATGGCGGGCGGCGCGATCAATCCGACCGACACGCTACAGGCCGCGCTCGATAACTGTGGCGACATGCCATTCGACTTCATCGTCTGCCCCTATACCGATAGCGTCAGCCTTGATGCACTGCATACCTTCCTGAATGACCAGACCGGGCGCTGGTCGTGGGCCCAGCAGATTTACGGACACGCGTTCGCAGCTTACCGGGGGACGCTCGCGGCGTGTACGACCTTCGGCGCGGGCCGCAACAATCAGCATGAATCGGTGCTTGGGTTCCATGATTCGCCCACACCCGCATGGATCATCGCCGCGCAGCTTGCCGGCTCGGTCGCGCCCGCGCTGCGCAACGATCCGGGGCGCCCGGTCCAGACGCTACCGATTCACGGCATGCTCGCGCCGCCGGTTGCCTCGCGCTTCCTGCTCACCGAGCGCAACACGCTGCTCTATGACGGTATCAGCACGTTCAATGTGGGCGATGACGGCACCTGCTACGCCGAGAACATCACGACGACCTACCAGAAGAATCCGTGGGGCGATCCCGATGACAGTTACCTCGAAGTCGAAACGATGTTTCTGCTGATGTACGTGCTGCGTGCGCTGCGCTCGATGGTCACATCGAAGTATTCACGCATGAAGCTCGCCGCGGACGGCACGCGCTTCGCATCCGGTAGCGCCATCGTCACACCGCTGCTGATACGTGCGGACGTGATCGCCAGGTATCAGGAACTCGAATTCGATGGCTACGTGCAGAACAGCGCACTGTTCGCCCGGCAACTGATTGTCGAGCAGAACGCGAATAACCCGAATCGCGTTGACTGTCTGTGGCCCGGAACGCTGATCGACCAGCTACGGATTTTTGCCCTGCTCGCGCAATTCAGGCTCAGCTAGTCATTCCGAACCGCAGCACTGAACCGCACCAAGCCGCCCCGGTGAACCGCCCCGGCGGCTTTTTCATTTCTGGAGCCCGCCATGTCTGATGACACAAACCGCCTGGCCGGTGTCGCGTGGATATCGATGGACGGCCAGAACTACATGCTGTCCGGCGAACTGGCGTATTCGCCCGCCGACTACGAACGTGAGTCAATGGTCGGACAGGACCGCGTACACGGCTATGCGGAGAAGCCGCGCGCGCCGTTCATTTCCGCGACGCTGCGCGATGCAGGCACGCTGACGGTGAAGGACTTCAACGCCATGACCAACGTCACGGTCACGCTCGAACTGGCGAACGGCAAGACGGTCGTCGGCCGCAACATGTGGAGCACCGAGGCGCAGGAAGTCAGAACCCCGGAAGCGACGTTTGAAATCCGCTTCGAGGGCTTCTCGGGCAGCGTCACGGAGCAATAAGCGAACAGTAAGGAGCGCGCCATGTACGAGGTCATTACGCTACTGAGCCCCATCGACGGGCTGACCGAGATTACGCTGCGCGAACCTACCGTAGATGAAATCGCGAAGGTCAACGACGACGCAGCGAAGTTCGGCAACGTGCGCGCAATGAAGAACCTGATTGCGACGATGGCGAAGATCGACGTTACGACCGTGGGCCGCATGGGTGCGCGCGACTTCAACGCGTGCAACAAATACCTCTCCGGTTTTTTCGAGTAGTGCCCGCGAACGTGCGCGATATCGTGGCTGATGTAACGCACTTCTATGGATGGGGACCGCGCGACGCGGGCGCGCTGACGTGGGCTGAACTCGCGCAATGGCTCGCGCAGGCGCGACGCATCCAGCATGTTGCGCAGCAGGCCGCAGAGAAACGCCGCCAGGGGTAAGGCGATGGCAGCGCAGGCAATCCAGTTCACCATCTCGACCGTTGACAAGGCGACGAGGACAATCAACCGGATCAACGATTCAGTGTCGCGCATGACGCGCCCATACCAGAACCTCGCGCGCAGCGTGCAACGGTTCTCGAAGGCGTCGGGGCTGACTGAAGTTGGCAAGCGGCTGGAAGCTGTCGCGCAGAAGGCAGGCAAGGCGGCGGCGAGTGTGACGCGCATCGGTGCGCCGCTGCTCGCGCTGGTCGGTGGCGGTACGCTCGCGGGTCTGGCTGACCTCGTTGTGCAGTGGGAGCGCATGGGCGCGGAAACGGAACGCACCGCGCGACTGCTCGGCATCACGGCGGGCGAACTCACGCAGATGCGCAGCGCGGCGACGCTGATGGGCGTGTCTGCCGATACGATGACCTCGGGCTTTCGTGGCTTCGCAGACACGTTGCAGGATGCACGCTGGGGACGCAATCAGGCCGCGTTCGCGACGATCCAGGCGCTCGGCATTGCGTTGCGCACAACGAAGACCGGCGCAACCGATACGCAGGCCGCGCTCCATGAGCTCGCGGATCGTATCCAGAGAATCCAGCACGCGGACCCGGCTGCGGCACGCAATCTGGCGCGCTCGCTCGGCGTCGAGCAGCTTCTGCCGGTCCTCGTTCGCGGTCGCCGGGGCATGCAGGCGTATGAGGCCGAAGCGCGGCGGCTACGCGGTGACTTTACCCCGCAGATGGCCGCGCGTGCGCAGGCGTTCGCCCTGTCGCTCGACCGGATGCGTACGGCAGCCGATGGGCTCAAAGCATCGATTGCAGACAGTCTCGCGCCGGTACTTGGCCCAATGATCGACCGCTTTACAGAATGGATTGCGAAGAACCGCGAACTGGTTGCGCAGCGTATCGCGGAACTTGCGCAACGGCTTGCACGCTGGCTCGCCTCGGTCGATTGGAACAGGTTTGCGCAGGGCGTCACGGAGGCTGTGACCGGCCTGATCGGCTTCGCTTCGTGGGTCGGTGACGCGGTGGAGGCCATTGGCGGCTGGAAGGTCGCCGCCGCAGCGCTGGCCCTGTACATGACGGGCGGATTCATTGCGTCGATTGCTTCGGCTTTCGGCAGCATTGCAATGCTCGCGGTCAGGGGCTTCATGCTCGCGCGCGCATTGACCGGCATCGGTGCAGCGGCAGGCATGGCAGCCGAGGCGATGACGGGTGCGGGGGCAGCAGCGGGCGGCGGCCTGCTCGCACGCCTGGCGGGCCGGCTGCTGCGCTTCGTCAATCCTGCGACCGTTGGCGCGTATCTGGGTCTGCATAGCGAACACCTCAACACAGGCGAGGATGAACAACTGAAGCGCATCCGGGCGGCCGAAGCGGCAACGGGTGGCGTGTGGCCCGGTTCGGCAAACGTCCAGCGTGCGGAGACCGCACCCGGCGCAGCGGGCGCAACCGGCGAAATGGGGGCGCCACTCAATCCTGCTGTCGCGCAGTGGGCACAGAAACTCAATTTCGCCGGAACCGAAGCGCGCTATGGTCTGCCTGTCGGACTGCTTTCGGCCATCGCGCAGAAGGAATCGCGCGGTAACCCGGTGGCGGTGAGTCCTGCCGGCGCGCGCGGACTGTTCCAGTTCATGCCCGCGACGGCGCGCGAATACGGGATCGACGCGTTCAATCCAGCGCAGGCCGCCGACGCCGCGGCGCGCAAGATGTCCGGCCTGCTCGCGCGCTACAAGGGCAATCTGACCTACGCGCTATCAGCCTATAACTGGGGCGAAGGCAATCTGGACCGCAAGGGACTCGCCAACGCCCCGGCCGAAACGCGCAACTACGCGCCGGGCGTCCTCGCGCACATGCCGTCGCTCGATCCGGGCATGGACGTGGCTTCGCTCAGTGCCCCCGGCGCGGCGGCGGGCATGCAGAGCGCGCCCGCACCGGTCGTCCACGTTGACAACCACGTCCACGTCGCGCGCGACGGCAGCGTGACTGTGAAGACGCGCACGCCTGCGGGTCTGAAGATCGCCCGACCGATGGAAGCGCTCGGCTAGGTAGATGGCTGTGGCCGAGTATCCGTTCTTCAGCGCGTTGCAGGCCGCCTCATGGCGGGGCGTGCCGTTCGGTGTGACAGGTTCGACGCTGAAGGTTGGCCGTCGCAACGTCACGCACGAATATCCGTACCGCGACGAAGTATGGGTCGAGGACCTCGGACGCGCAGGACGGCGCATCAGCCTGAGCGGTTTTCTGCTTCAGGATGCCGCCTATCTGGGTAGCCCTGGCGGCGGCGACGTCATCGCGCAGCGCGCGGCGATGATCCGCGCATGCGAGCAGCCGGGCGACAGTGACAGCGCCGATGGCGAACTGGTGCATCCGTCGCTTGGGCGGCTGAATGTCGCGCTGATCGAGTTCGAGTGCGAGGAACGTTCGGAGCGTGGCCGGTATTTTGAACTGCGATTCTCGTTCATCGAGTCGGGCGCACAGCAGTTCCCGACGCTCGCGATTGCGACGCAGGCGCAGACCGGCCTGTCAGCCGTCGCCGCATTCGCGGCAGTGGCGCAGGACTTCTTCAGCACGGTTTCCGCCGTGCTGTCGTCGCCGGCCGTGGTGGGCGAGATCGAACGCACCGCGCAGAACTTCGTCGTGGAGGCGCAGGCGATCACGCAGCGCGCAACGAGCCTGGTTGCGATGGTGGCGACGCTCAAAGGCCGGTACGGCCGGTTCGTGGGCCAGTTCACCGCCGCTGTGCGGCAACCGGCAACGACGATACAGGACCTGATCGGCGCGGGTGCCCAGGCGCGCACCGCCGTAAGCGTCGCGGGGAACGCGCTGGGGAGCGCTGCGGCCGTCTCGGACTGGCCCGGCATGTCTGACGCTACACGGGCGCTGGTGGGAGCCGTGCAGAATGCGAATCCCGATCCGCATCAGGCCGTGCAATCGCTTGCCGCGCTTCAGGGGTCTGTCAGTCCGCAGCAGCGCGCGACCGCCGCGCTCGCCGCGGCGAACACAATAACGACGCTGCTGTATCGGCGTAGTGCCGTGATTGCGCTCGCACAGAGTACGACCGGTTACGCGCTCGCCTCGCTCGAAGACGCCGAAGCGTTGCGCTCGACGGTATGCGATGCGCTCGATAATGAAATCACGACAGCGGGGGATAGCGTCGACGACGCAACCTTTACCGCGCTGCGTGCGCTTGAGGTTGCGGTCGTGCAGGACCTGACTACGCGAGGCGCGTCACTGGCGACGATGCAGACGGTCACGACACCGGAATCCATGCCGCTGCTCGTACTGGCGCAACGGCTCTATCAGGACGTGACGCGCTACGATGCATTGCTACAGCAGGCCGCACCGGTTCATCCTGCCTTCGCCCCAACCGTCTTTAGCGCTTCATTAATCTAGCCGGGCTGGGTGTCGTTTGACGGCCTGTGGTGATCGACTGTCATCGACCCGTTACAGACATTGTTCCCCTCAGTCTGATCGCTGAAAAGGGGTCATTCAAATTAACCAGATTGCCTGTCAACTCAGTCGTTGCGCGCGTGCTTAGACCGCCGTGAGACGGCCGTTCCGCCCCGCCCTTTGCGGACCCGCCTCACCCGGCGACCAACGCCCTAAGGATCTCGCGCACCCAGCGATGGCCGGTGTGTCCGTGACTGCGCTCATGCCACAGCATGCCCACCTCGAAGCCCGGAACGGAAATCGGGCATTCTACGATCCACAATGCATCGGTGTGATCGCGCACAAGCCGTTGCGGCACTAGAGCGACGAGGTCGGAGCGGGACACGATATCCAGCACAAACAGGAAGGAGGCCGCGGACAGCACCACGTTGCGCCGAAGGCCTAGGGCCGCCAACGCGTCGTCCACGGGCGTGACGAAGTCGCCGCCGCGTAGCGACACGATGACATGCTCAAGCTGCGCGAACTGCAAAACCGTGAGCTTTCGTCGCAGCTTGGGATGGTCGCGGCGGCCTATCATCACGTAGCGTTCGTTAAACAGGTGGCGGCTGCGCAGGCCGGTCGGGGCGTCACTGGGCGTCATAAACGCGAGGTCGACCTCGCCGTGAGCCATTTGCGTTGGCAGTTGCGGAACGTCCAGCATACGCAACGCTATCCGCACACCAGGCGCCTGTTGTCGAAGCTCCAGGAGTAGCGGCTGCACAAGCGCAGCCTGTAGATAGTCGGTGCAGGCGATAGCCATAGTTAGTTGCGCCCGCGCGGGATCGAAATGGCCATGCTGGATCACCGTGGCACGCAATTGATCAAGCGCATTGCACAAGGGCGCCAGCAGTTCGTCGGCTTTCGCCGTGGGAGTCATGCCGCGTTGCGCCGGGATCAGCAACGGGTCACCAAACAGGTCGCGCAAGCGTGCGAGCTGCGCACTTACCGCTGGTTGGCTAAGGTGTAGGCGGCGGGCAGCGCGCGTCACGTTTTGCTCTGCGAGCAAGGCTTCGAGGGTGACCAACAGGTTCAGGTCTATGCGTTTGGTATCCATGGCATGGATAGTAGAGCAAGAGATTGACGATTTCACTCTATAGCATTTTTTGTCCAGACTGCACATGTCGGCGCGCGTGTTGCGTGCCTGTATGGAGAGTCTCATGACGCCTTTTGCATCATTGCCCTTGATCACCGTCGCTGGCGCCTCCAGCAAGCAAGGCCGCAGCGTGGCCTGCACCCTGCTGGATAGCGGTCGCTACCGCGTGCGCGCTCTCGCACGAAGTGCAGATAGCGCACCCATGCGCGAGCTGGCCCAGCGCGGCGCCGAGATCGTCATCGCGCCGTTGGAGGCGGGTCGCCAAGCCGAGCTTGCTGCGGCTATGCGCGGCTCGTACGGTGCCTTCCTGATGACACCGCCAATAGCGCCCGTGCCGCCGCCGGGCCGCCCCGAATTGGCGCTGGGGCTCGAGTTGGCTGATGCGGCGCTCGCCGCGGGCGTGGAGCATATTGTCTGGAGCAGCCTCGAAAACGTTGAGGCTCGCACGGGGGGCACCCTGTGGGCGCCACACTTCACCGAAAAGGCCTTGGTGGAGGCATACTTGCGCACGCTGCCGCTGCGCAGCTCCTTCATCCAGCTCGCTTTTTTCTACAGCAACTTCCTTGAGTACTACGTACCACGGCCGGAAACCGACGACAGCCTCAGCTTCGCCGTCTATCTGCCGCCAGATACGCCCGTGCCATTTGTCGATCCGCTGACCGCAACCGGTCCCGCGGTTCTGGCGCAATTTGACGAGCCGGAGTCTTATTCCGGCCAAACCCTGCCGGTGATCGGTGAGGTCCTGACCGCGCGCGAGATTGTGGACACCTTCGTCCGCGTAACAGGCCGGCGTGCGCACTACGCCTCAGCGTATACGCGCGAGGAATTACTACGTCACTTTCCCGCGTTCGGTGCCGATGAGTGGCTGGTGCGCGAACTTGTGGGAATGGTTACCTATGCGGTCGAATACGGATACTACGCGCCAGAACGAGACTTGACGTGGAGCCGGCGAAACGATCCCGACGCACTGACATGGGAAGGTTTTCTGCGGCGCAGTGGTTGGCGTGGAGAACTCACCAGCTTCCGGGTTGCAACGGGTTTATAGACGATTACGCACGCGGTCGACTAAAAGGCCGTCTGGCTCGGAGGGCTTATCAACATACGCCCTTCCGAGGTAAAGCTCGACCAGTATTTCTTATCGCAAAAAATGCTCCACGGCTCCGGCGGCGAAATGGGCCGCGGTGCAGGAAGTTGACATCTGGCCGGCGTCCTTCCGGGTTCCTGTAAAGCGAGCAGGAACCCCGAAAGCGGTCAACTATGACCGACCGCTGTTGGCCGGTAGGCGGCAGTCGCGTCCAGTGCTGATGGCGGACTGAACACGCAGCCGTGGCAGCGTCGAATACTATCGTTGCCCTCATGAGCGATGACGTTTCCCTGACCATCAGCGGTTCGACCGTCGCGGGCTGGAAAAGCGTACGCATTACGCGCGGCATGGAGCGTATCCCGGCCGACTTCGATATCTCGATGACAGAGCGCTTTCCGAACACGACAACGGTCGTGGTCATGGAAGGTGACCCCTGCGTCGTGAAGATCGGCGCGGATGCGGTCATTACCGGCTACGTTGACCGGGTGACGGAAGCCGTCAGTGCGACAACGCATACGTTGTCAGTATCGGGACGCGGCAAGTGCGAAGACTTCGTCGACTGCGCCGCGCAGTTCGATTCGTTCCAGTTTGTGAACATGGCTACCGCCGACATAGCCGCAGCACTTTGCAAACCGTTCGGCATTGCGGTCAAGGCACTATCACCGGGCATCGTCCATGCGCAGGTCTGTCTGAACGTTGGCGAATCGGCCTATCAGGTTATCGACCGTCTATGCAAGCTCGCGCAAGTACTGTGTTATGAGGACGCGGACGGCGATCTGGTCATCGGCCCGCTATCGGTCGTAGAAGCCGCAGGCGGCTTCGCGATGGGCATCAATGTCGAGCAGGCTGGCTATACGCGTGACATCTCGCAGCGCTTCAGCGAGTACCGCGTCTATCTGGTCGGCACCGGGATTTTTACAGATGCCGGTCAGCAACCGCTCGCGGAATACATCGTGGCCGATGACACGATGCCGCGTTTCCGGCCCAAGGCGCTCATCGCGCAGAACGGAGACGCGGGCGCGGAGGTCTCGAACGCGCACGCTTTATGGGAATGCAACCGGCGCATCGGACGCGGCAACGTGGTCGCCATCACGGCCACGTCATGGCGCGATAGCGACGGCGCGCTCTACGCGCCGAACACGCTGGCTGCGCTCTCGCTGCCGCAACTGAAGGTCATCGACGGCGCGAAGTGGACCATTGGTGAAGTGACCTACCGGCGCGACCTGAGCGGGACCGGTTGTGAACTTACGCTAATGCCCCCGGAAGCGTTCAGGCCCGAACCGATTCTGGATCTGTCGTTGCCTGCCGATGCCGCCGCCGCGCTTGTACGAGGATAAGGCGTATCGCAGGCGTCGGTCGTTACAGGTTACTACTCACGTTACTCCGCGTTAGGGCTGCCGCCATTTCGGGAAACGCAAAGTGACGTAGGCTTGGGTTCTGCAAGCGCAATTCATCAATCATCGCGGTCAGAGTGCGTTCCTTCCTGTCTGCTCCGACAATCCGGTTGAATCTCTCCACAGAGGAATCGTTTGTAGGTTGGCCGGGACGATCTTTAAGAAATTGAAGCGTCCGGCGTAGCGGCGCTCCGGGTACCGTGCGCCACGCCATGCACAGCAAGTGGATTGCATCATAAAGTTCTGCGTTCAGCGGACACATCAGTTTTCTCGGGTCTGAAACGTCGGTTTTCGGCCTGCCGTTGCCATTCCCACCAATACCAATGCCGCCCCCCCGGTCGCCTCCCCCCAACGCCGCTAAGGGGTTGAACAGATGCAATTTTGGATGATCTATCAATTCAAGAAGTCGCTCCGCGCAGTGGTAGCCGACCACGAACGTTTCTACCTCGCCGCCAGATTTAGGCGTCGCTTCAAAGTGGTAGTAGCGATTGGTGACTTTTCCACAACAGCCCTTGAGCATCTGACCTTCAAGCAACTTTATCTGCGCGACGGGAACGAGATCGTACCCGTTGACGATTCGCTGTTTGTTTTCCTCACCAAGACAACTTCCTGTTGGCATTCCGAATCCTCCTGTTGAACCGGAAAATCATAGCTGTGAAAGCGCCGAAACCGCCTGTCTCCAAATTGTTTTCTGTCGGCGTCCTCTTGGTTTGATGCGAATGGCATAGATAGCCAATGGACTCGCTTTTCTGGAGCATCGTTCGCGCCATCGGACGAGGGCGCCTCACGCGCGTGGATGATGGCGGCGTGGTCCAGCTTGTGCAGATGCAGCTATCGGCGAGCGAGACGCGCGACAGCACGCCGCGTCTCGCGGAATACGGGTTCCAGTCGAACCCTCCAGCGGGTAGCGATGCGCTCGCGGTGTTTCTCGGTGGCGACCGCACGAACGGCGTGGTGATTGCATGCGGCAACCAGCAATACCGCTTCCGCAATCTCGCACCGGGCGAGGTGTGCATCAGTGACGACAAGGGGCAATCGGTCTATCTGTCCGCTGCCGGTATCGTCGTCAACGGCGGCGGGCAACCTGTCATGATCACCAACACCCCGCAGATCACGGCCGATTCACCGCTATTGCACTGCACCGGAGACATTGTGGGCGACGGCAATATCACCTGTGCGGGCGACATGCGCGACAACAGCGCGACCAACCCGCACACCGCTGCCGCTTCGCGCGCCGTCTACAACTCGCATCATCATCCGGTGCCGGACGTGCAGCGCGGCGGCGACACCGCAACCAGCGACATACCGCAGCCGCAACTCTGATTTCCGCGCCGTGGGCGATATCTCAACCGTCTGGAATGTACCGGACATGCGCGGCGACTGGATGCTTGCGGGCGCGTCCCTGCGATCCGGCAACGACCTGCAGACCGCCGTGCTTATCAGCCTCTTCAGTGACCGGCTGGCATTGCCGAGCGACGAAACACCGGACGGCGACTGGCGCGGCTGGTGGGGCGACAGCGCCGACTGCCCGATTGGCTCGCGTCTGTGGCTGCTCTCGCGGGTCAAGGGACCGCGCGACGTGGCGCAGCGCGCTGGCGACTACGCGAGCGAGGCGCTGCAATGGATGCTTGATGACGGCGTGGTGGCGCGCTTCGACATTACGCCGCAGTGGGTCACGCCCAACCGGCTCGACCTGGCGATTGTCGCGAGCCGCCGCGACGGCACGCGCGTCGCGATGAGCTTCCCCAGGGTGTGGACGGGAACCTAGCCCCGACCGATAGTCCCTTTCTTAAGGCGCATGCCTTTCTCACGACCGACGCTGACGGCCCTGCGCAATCAGGTTGCGCAGGAACTGAATGCGAACCTGCCGGGTGCCGATGCCCTGTTGCGCTTCTCGAATCTGCGCGTGCTTGGCGACATTCAGGCCGGGCTCGCGCACATGCAGTACGGGTATCTCGACTGGATTGCATTGCAGGCTACGCCGTTCACGGCGACCGATGAATTCCTCGAGGCGTGGGGCGCGCTCAGGGGTGTATTGCGCAAGAGCGCGTCGCAGTCCTCGGGTCTTGTCACGTTCACCGGGACCGAAGGCATACCGGTCAATACGGGAACGGGACTCAAGCGCAGCGACGGACTGCCCTACACGGTCACTGCGGCGGCTGCCGTCGAAGCCGGTAAGGTCACGGTGGCCGCGACCGCGAATCCGGACCCGGCAGGACTGGCAGGGCTGAACGGCGATTGCGCGGCCGGGACGCAATTCACGCTCGCCAGCGCGATTCCGGGTATCGATTCGACCGGCGTTGCCGCAACGGCATTCAGGGGCGGCGCGGACATTGAATCGAACGATGCCTACCGTGCGCGTGTCCTGTTCGTCTACCAGAACCCGCCGCAGGGTGGCGCGGCGAGCGACTATGTCGCATGGGCGCTTGCCGTTCCGGGCGTGACGCGCGCGTGGTGTACGGGCAATGGCTACGGTGCCGGCACGGTCATCGTGTTCGTGATGCTCGATGAGGCGAACGCGCAGCATGATGGCTTCCCGCAGGGAACAGACGGTGTCGCGTCAGCCGAGACAAGAGACACGTCCGCGACTGGCGACCAGCTCACCGTGGCCAACGCGATCTATCCATTGCGGCCCGTCACCGCACTGGTATATGTCGTCGCGCCGATGCCGTATCCGGTCGATATCAGCATTCGCGGCGTTGCGCTCGACCGGCAGGACGACGCGCTCGCGGCCATAGACGCGCTGATGAAAAGCGAGGGCGAACCGGGCGGCTTCCTGATCCTCGCGCATCTGTGGTCAGCGATTGCCGCCGTATCGGGCGTCAATGATTTCCTCATTCTCTCGCCGACTGACGACGTGATGCTTCCGCCCGGTACGCTGGCCGTGCCAGGCGTCGTGACCTGGTCGTAACTGGCATGATCCCGGCGCGCTATAGCCGCACTGACTACGCCAGCGCACTGCGGCGGCTGCTACCTCGCGGGCGGGTGTGGACGCGCGAGGATAGCGGAACCCAGGCCGCCGTGCTCGATGCGCTTGCGGACACACCGACCAGAATCGACCGCGACGCGCTCACGCTGATCGCGGGCTCGTTCCCGGCAACCGCCGACGCGCTGCTACCCGAATGGAATGCGTCGCTCGCGCTGCCCGATCCGTGCTTCGGCCCGTTCGACTCGGACGACGAGAACCGGCTGCAGATCGTCGCCCGCCTGATCGGCACAGGCGGTCAGTCCGTCGCGTACTTCGTCTCGCTCGCCGCGACGCTCGGCTACACCATCACGATCACGGAATTTGCCGTTCACCACGTCATGCGGTCCGTCACGACACCGATTGCCAATACCGACTGGGCGCATGGCTGGCTGGTCGATGTCATCAGCGCGCCGCCGCCGCGATGGAACACGGTCGCGGACACCGTAGACAATCCGCTCTCCGATTGGGGCACGTCGCCGACGCTGACGATGATCGAATGTCTGCTGCGCCGCTATGCGCCTGCACAGTCGGTTGTGGCGTTCTCCCATCACTGAGAGGAAATCAACGTGGACCGCTATTGGGAAGCGAACAGCGCCGCCCAGGCGCCAGCCGTGCCCGTTGATAACGCGGGCGGCTTTCCGACAGACGGCAGTCTGCCCGCCGCGATAGCGCCGACGACGCCGGGTGCGTGGTGGTTCCATTCGATCACCGAGGAACTACGCAATGCCATCGTCGCGCTCGGCGCGTCGCCCGACCATACGAAGGTCGATCAACTCGCGCAGGCGCTGCTTGCGGCGCTCGCCCATCTCGCCGTTTCGATCAGATATGAAGACGTGATTGGGACGCCTGCACCGCTCGGATTCACGCCGGTCGAGCAAGGGGGCGGCGTGAGCCAGGGCACCAACAAGCTCCATATCGGATGGCGAACCAACGGGAGCGGGCTGGGTGTCACGGTTGACCAGACCGACGAGGGCAACGTGGTCTTCGAGGCTGAACTGCAGGGCAACGTCAGCAACCTGCAAAACAGCATCAACAACGTGAACAACGCGGTGAACGATCTGCGGGGCCAGGTGGGCGGCGCATGGACACCGGCCAACCTGCAACCGCTCAGCGGAAACGGAATCGGGTGGGTGGCGTTCATTGTCCGTGCAGGCGATAGCAGCCAGTCCGCGCCGGAAGGTACGGTCGCAGCGCTGCCGGGGCGCCCCGGAACGTGGCTCAGCAGCGGCAATGCGTCGGCTGCGAGCGACTATTGGTGCGTATGGACGAGGATCGCGTGATGGACATTGTTGCTGTCAGGAATCCCGCATGGGCCGACGCGGAACACACCGGCATTCGTTGCGAGGTCCACTTCGAGCGCTTCGACAACTTCATGCCATTCATCGCCATGCCGGACGATCCGCACGAGCACGGTCGCGACATTTTCGAGGCGTGCCTCGCGGGGGACTTTGGCGATATCGCCGACTTTGTACCGGGTGACGGGGAATGACATGGATCGCTACTGGCAGGCCAACGCGGTCGAGGATGCGCCCGAAACTCCCGCAGATAATGCGGGAGGCTTTCCGGCCAATGGCAATCCGGCGGCGGGTATTACCGGGACCGTCCCCGGCGAATGGTGGTATTACGCGATTACCGAGGAACTGCGCAACGCCATCATCGCGCTTGGTGGAACTCCGGACTTCACGCAGGTCAACCAGCTTGCGGATGTTCTCGTTGAGTCGTTCGCCACAACAGTCAGCACGATTACCCGCAGCCTTGCAACGGTTGCCACCACTGGCAGCTATGACGACCTGACGGACCAGCCTGTCATTCCGCCTGGTCAGGTCAATGCCGACTGGAACGCAGACAGTGGACTCGCCGCGATCCTTAACCGGCCTGCGATCCCTGCTGCGCAGGTCAACGCCGACTGGAACGCAGAATCAGGCGTCGCCGCGATCCTCAACAGACCGGAAATTCCGCAGCCGACACGCGGCTCGACGCTGCTCGCGGTCACCGTCTATTCCGTCGTGGCGCAAAGCGTCACGTTTTCGGCCGGGTCGCCGGTCATCAACTGTTCGCACCGTGCGCCTCTCACCGGATCGCCGTTGACGTTCGACAGTACGGGCGCGTTACCCGCCAACATCACGCGGGACACGACCTATTTCGTGGTTCAGGTATCCACCGACCAGAACACATTCCAGATCGGCAGCGTACAGGGTGGCGAAACCATATCGATGACCGATGCGGGAACGGGTACACATTCGATCGCGAATCCGCCGTGGCGCAAATCGGATCACAGTCCGGCTATGGTGGAGACCGCACTTCAGGGCGGTGGCGGCTCGGGCGGCATCGCGAGCCGGACGGCCAATGCGGGCACGGCAACGGGTGGCGGCGCGGGAGGCTATGTCTGGCTGCGCCGCTCCGGTGACAGTCTGCCAGACGAGTTGGATATCGGCATCGGTGAGGGTGGTACCGTGCCAGCTTCGGGCAACGCGGGTACTCCCGGCTATCAGACTCATCTGGGAGACCTGCGATCACCCCTTGCCGTCGCAACCGGCGGCGCAGGCGGGTCTGGCTCGGCCACTAATGCCGTCCTGCTCGGTGCGCCCGGTGGAACTGGCATCGGTGGCGACCTGAACCTGCGCGGCGAAGGGTCCCTGCCGGTTGTCAGCACGACAGCATCGAATTACACCGCAGGCGGAAAGTCGATGTTCGGCACTGCCGGGATGGGCGGTGTCTATGGTCCGTCCGGGGCGACTCCGGTTCATGACGCCACGGGTCGGGGAGCGGGCGGTGGCGGTGGAACCGGGCTGTCAGGTTCGTACTTCGCCGGCAATGGCGGTGACGGGCTGCTGGTCATGCGTGAATACGGCTGATGAGGACCACAGCGCGGACGGTAGACGCCTACCTGTCGCGCAGGAGAACTCCATCGTGCTACGCGTTGCGTTGATCCTGCTCGTTCTCGCGGTCCCGAGGCTGACGGCCTGCACCGTCATTCACATCGAAGGAAACGACAACACCGTGAGCGGCATTGAAGGTCATACGGGGACGGTGAAAGTCCCCTCGAGCCTTCGCGACAGCGCACAATCCCAATAATCGCGAATTCTCCAGCATCCGCTTATAATCGAAATGCCGTCAAAACAGCGACGGCCAGGCTTGGCAGCCTGATTGCTAAACCCGCACGCCTGCCCAGGCAGGTCGTGCGTCTGTCTCTGCACGTCCATTTCAATGGGCGGGCCGTGGCGGGGAGGCCTTCGGGCCTGCCGGTCTGGTTTAGCGCCGGTCTGCCAACCTCGTCATCGTGCCCGCTCACCACCTCCCTATGTGTCCGGGCGATCCTTCATGATAACCAGGACCGCGCATGACCAAACCCACCAAAAAGCAGCAATCTCCCACCCGTCCCCCTGTAGACGCTCTCCAGTATGAACGTCTCGCGCTTGCCGCCTTCCATCTTTGCGACCGGCAGGGGCAGCAACTCCGACATCTGATTACACTTGCGACCTCGATGTTCAGGAGTCCTGCTGTGACTGCCGAGGAAAGGCACGAACACCGGAACTTGCTGGAGGTGATGATCCAGCTCGGCGAGGACTACCACGCCGCCAATCGCTGCGATCAGGAACTGTTCACGGTGCTTGCACTCGACGCCAAGGGGCTTCCTAACCGCCAACTGACACCGGCGGACGCGGCAGCGATTCTGGCTGACGCTGCGCACGGCGCGAACGGGAAACTGGCGGCTATGGACGCTTCGTGGACAAAGCACTAACTGGCGCCGATCACTTACGGAGAAGGCGGCTCAATGCCGCCTTTTTTCTGGGTGTCGATGCAGAACCATGCATCATGAATCGATTGCATCGTGCATCTGTTAATGATTGTTAATTCCAGGTTATCTCGATTTAATTTCGTTGACCGGCTGGAATTTAAATGATCAGTTATCGGTTTTGCGAACTGATTCAGGAAAAGGGATTACGTAGTCCGGCATTGACCGGAGGGCGTTAGGTTCCTTTTGCTGAGTCGCGTCCTGACTTCAAGGAGATATCCGTTTGTCTGCCGATACACATGAAGCCTGTCCCTACCAGTTACATTCTTCGCTTCGCCTGTATGCGATGGTGAACAAGCCACTTGATGCTCCATCCGTCTCTCCCGGCAGTCACTACTGCGGTGACATGCAGATGCTTTGCCACCGCACAGACCACGGGCGCATGATCTGCACCTATCTGAGTCCGCTCGATGCGATCTTGGGTTCAATGGACCTGCACGATGACGAAGATCACTTCTGGCCGATTGATTTCAGGTGTGTCGATACCCGTCATTTTCTTGAGCAGAACGGAAGCCTGAACGTATCGGTTAACTACGCTTTCGCTGCGGATCGCGGCCGGATTGTCGTCGGCAAGCGCGCGCAACCCATCATGGTCTACACCGGTGACTCGTTTGAGATACCGCGTGAACAATGGGACCACTTTTCCATCCGGTTTACGGGGCGCGTCGTTGACCGGATTGAAGACATCCTCACGAAAGCAGGCTTGTCAAACTTCGCCGAAACGCTCGAAGCAATGGATGGTTGGTCAACTGCGCAGATTCACGATGCAGTTGAGCAGGCAATAGCCAGGATGCCGCCGACCATTGCGGCGGAAGAACTTGGCAAGTCCTCTATGGACCAGTGCACAATCTATGACCCGGAATCGGGTGACTGGCACTTTGTCGATTTTGACTAATCCAGAAACTTTCAACAGGGTGAATGACTATGAGGCTTGCACTGGTTCGACATGGCGACCCGACCACCACCAGAGGATTCGTTATCGCGCTTTCGTCCACGATGTTTGATGGCGGAAAACATATTGCCTTGCATGGTGAGGAGGCGACGTGTGGCAACTGCAAGGGCGTGTTCAAGATCATCGGCACCGGTGACGGCGTGTCAGAAAATAACAGGAATGCCGTTGTACACGGTGACAAGGTGCTATGTCCTTGCGGAAAAAACCGTGTAATCGCGGGTGCAGATGCAGGAATGTTCATTCATCTCAACACCGGCTCGGACAGTACGAGGGCGAGTGATTCGACGAACACCGCACGCACGAACGGTGTTGCCAGTCACTGGATTTCTTTTGCGCTACAGGAGCGCGGAAGTTGCGCGGGTCTGCGCTGCGTTGCGTACTTCAATGACGGTTCAGAAGAATACGGCACGTTCAGTGCAGATAATACAGTGCGCTTCGAGCGCTTTGACAATGACAGTGCATGTTCGCGCCTTGAGATATTACCAGGCGACAACGCGAACGGCTCAGGCTCAGTAACCGAATCGCTTCTCTTAGCAATTGGAGAGTAACAGATGCCGGGAATTTACTATGCAGCAGTAGATGGCGATCCACTGACGAGTGGCGAAGGCGGCCAGGTATACGCAAGCGGTAAGGTGGGGACCATCACCGACGAAAGCGGACGGCCGCGCCGCATGGTGTTCATCGGAGACGATGCCTATTGCGCGAAGTGTAAAAGCACTGGCTCTGTCACGTACGGCGCTGGCGTTAACGACCGCAAACGGATGGTCGACTTGGTGAATGGTGGGCGGCTTCAGGCCGTCGGCGGTGACATCGTCCTCTGCAAGTGCACTAATCCTCCACGCATCATCGCCATGTATGGCACGAAATGGAGAATTATCGACCGTGGAGATGCGGACACGATTAGCAGGCAGGCTACCCCCTCGCCCGCCGTCAATCACTGGATCAGTTTCACTTTGACTGAACCGGGGAACTGCGAGGGCTTGCAATGCGTTGCCCACTTCGCCGATGGAAGCCAGGAGGCCGGGGTGTTCGACGCAAAAAACAAGGTGCGTTTTGAACGTGCAAGCAATAGCACTGCATGCAGCCGGATCGAATTCCTGTTCGACGGCGGCTCGGATATTTCGGGCTCAGTTACCGAGTCTCTTCTGGCAGCGATGGCGGAATAGGCATGGCCGGCATCTACTATCCGGTTGTCAAAGGCGATCCGCTTAATAGCGGCGGCAATGGCCAGATTATCGGCGGTTCCCCTCACTGCGCCATCGAAGGGCCGGACGGTCAGGACCGCGTTGAGTTGGTATTAGACGATAACGCGGACGCTTCCGGCTCTGTAACCGAATCAATTCTTGCATCAATTGCGGGGTAAATATGTCAGAAATTCAAGGAGATAAGAAAAGCGTCGTAGTCGATGGGCAATTCCAAACCAAGCAAAGTCATGAAATAGGTGCGGGCTTTCTCAAAGCACAATTAGATGCCTTTGAGGCGGCTGCGCTATTTGTATCTCATGGCATTATTACCGATGAATTCGTAAGGCAGCAATACAAGGCACATATCAAGCGAATTTCCACTTCGGTTAGACAGGCTGTTGAAAATGGAAACTTGTCCGTAAAGGAGGCGGCTGAATATTGCAGCCAAGTTCGAGACCAATTATTCGTTGAATATCGCAAATATACATCGGCCATTGGCATTGCGGGAGCGGAGGCTATAAAGCTGAAATCAAGGGGATTTGAATACTACCTTAATAAATACGCAAACGCGAAATATGGCGTTGACTTTAAAGTTCTAAATGGCGATCAGCGAGCTACGGTTTATTTCGAAACAATTCTTTCAGCTGGTCGCGATAACGTAAAAGTCACCAAAGGAACAAAAATACAAAAAGGTCTTGGGGTTACGGCCATAATCGTAGTTGCCATCTATGCAGTCGGCGCAATTATTAATGCAAAAGATAAAATTAGGGAGGCGGCAAAACAAGGCGATATCATTGCCGCAGGTTTCATTGGTGGCGCTATTGCTGGTGGTGCGGTTTCGTTCTTGTGTGGCCCCGCAGAGCCGGTATGCGCAGTAGCCACGGTGTCTATCGGGGCGGCTATGGGCAGTCAGGTCGGAGAGCACATACAGGACTGGTATGATTCGGCTCTAACAAGCTTTAAGAGCATTATTGCCAATTAAATCCCATAGCCGGCTTGCAATAGACTATTGCGAGCCAATCTTTATTGTGAAATTTTGCCAGAGTGTCGTATCGTGACCCCCGAAAATCTTGCGCGTCGCCGACCAGTTTGGGCGGCAATGAGTGACCTGTTTCTCGATACCGAGACGCGTTGGGAGGTACCATTTGTCGCGCGCAGTTGCGCCGAGTCGGGTTATGACGATGCAACACTGGAGCGCATCTTCTGGATCGAGGTATTCCCCGAGACGATGGGCAATATTCTTTCAATTTTTGGTGAATGGCGCGCACTCGACTTAAACGAAGCCGCGCTAATCGGTCGTGCGAAAGCAGGTAGGATGCCGTGGTTGCGACGGCAATTGTGGGGAGGAATGGTGAAATCGGAGTGGCGTAGTGTTTGCGCGGTAGTGCAATGGCTGCGTCCGCTAGATGAGTTCCAGCGGACGCAGTTTACCAAGGCACTCCATTTGTGCGGTCGCTACTATTTCGAAACACCCGGCGAATTACCCTTTGGTATTTCGGAAAAAGAGATTGACGCTGTGCATGAGTTATTTCCTGATGCCTGGGGGCGTTATGAGCCTGTGTGTCGTTCGATGTTGCTAAAGAGCGAAGCGTCAACACACGACGCACGAGCGGCGGCTGTACGAAAGCTTTGTGCTAACCATCCGGGGAGTGCCAATGTTTGA